GGCCGTTTGTCGTATCGCCCCAAAAATCCCCATTATTTGGACTAGAAGGCGCCGACGCTTGATAATACATATTGCCCGTGGCGAGGTTTCCTTGCCCGTCGATTGCCGAAGCCGAATTGTCTCCGGTTACGTCGGCCCCGCCGTAAATATCCAGCGGAACGCCAGGCGAGTATTGAGGAACAACAACCGAGCCGGGCGCGAGGAGCGCAAGCATGGGTTTGTGCAAAAACATATAGCTATTTGCGCCGCTTGACGTCGCCTCTTTCCGAAACATTATTTCAGCCCATGCGGCACTCGCTGGGGCGGTTCCGACAACCGATAAAAGTGGCCAAACGTCAGGCTCCGTAGATGATGACAAAATCGCGTTGTTCGTCGGTCCCACCGTATAACTTAAAACGAGACCGGCGGCATCTCTCCATTGAATATATGAGCGTATTAAACAGCGATGCGCCGAGACGTTCGCGCGCAATCCAACCTTGTCGCCCGGCTGCACTTTGAGCGGAAACCCCGTCACGCCGTTTCGCTGCGGCCGCCATCGAATATCTGTATATCCGGTTGCGCCCGCGTCGGGTTGGTAAACCATAAGGGTCCCGCGATAAGGCGTCGCAAAAGATGATCCAGCGGCGCGAAGCGATAGCGCGCCAGTATTGCCGCTTCCCGCTGATTTACTCCACCCGTCAACGCCCGCATAAAATTCGCTATTGCCGATTGCATTCACACCGATTGCAACGTTCGAGTTACCCGCGTTTGCCTCGCTTGCCGTTGCGCCCCATCCCTGCCCGGTGATGGCCGCGGCAGTGTTGTCTACGGTGACGTCCGCGCCGTCCTGCGCATTCAGTATGCTCGCAAACTTCGGTACGATCGTCTGCGCCGCAAACGCCCCGCTGACTTGCGGCTGCGTAATCGTGAGATAGCCAGAGCCAGCGGCTCCGGTCGTTTGTAAAAAAACTTCAATTCTTGCCGCTACAGCGCCTGCTGGCACAGTAATAAACGCCTCATAGAAGTTTGCATACGTCCCATTTGCGCCGACGAGTTGACCAATTCGCGCATATTCAAGCAGCGCATCGCTCGCGTTGTAAAATGCTAACTCTGCGTTCGTCAGCGAGATCGGGCCTGCGTTCTGAAGGCCAACGCGGCAAGCAAGTCGCTCACCCGCGAAAACTTGAAACTTTGCGTCAGGCTTAATAGCCATAGCCGAAACAGACGCGCCGACCGTGTAATCAGATGACAGATACCGCGTGCCCTGGTACGATTGCGAGTTAAGATTAGACGGCACAATAGAGCCGCTAACGATACTTGTTGCCCAGCCCGCAGTCCCGCGCTCAAAGCGCGCCAAGGTAATGCGGTTTGCGTCACCGCCAATAACAACAGCGTTACTGGCCGCCGCCTCCGCCGCAGTCGCGCCCCATCCCTGCCCAGCGATTGCTGAGGCGGTATTCAACGAGGTTAGGTCAGCGCCGGTGATCCACGAGGAACCGTCCCATGCCCTTACAGCGATGGGGACACCCCCGGCCAGCACGACCCAAAGGTCGTTGACATTGGGCCCCACCGGAGCGGTCGAGGATCTGAAAACGCGCGAGACGTTCGCGAAATCCTCAGGCTTGCCGGTGCCGGTTATCTGCGTTGCCCATGTGGCCTGATTAAGCGTTGCTAATGCGCCCTGCCCGTCAATTGCTGAGGCGGTATTGTCTCCGGTGACGTCTGATCCTGGCGCCGCGTCAAAACCCCTTTGAAGCGGCGGCGCGACAGTCTGCCCGGTTTGCAGAATTGCCATAGTTGGAAATGCGAGGCGGACGCGCGGGCTTGCGCCGTTCGCATAACCGACAACGTCAAAGCGTGCGCGCGTCGCATTGGCAGGCGCCACGGCGACGACGCTTTCCTCAGTGAAAAAATCCGCTTCGCCCGCGCCGGTGAGAATACCCGTCGTGCGAGTAGTGCCGCTTGAATACGCAACGAATGCGCCAGCGTCGTTTAGCCATCCTATTCGCACAAGGATTGACGAAATCGAGGCGCCGCCTACCAGGCACCTACATCCTACAGTGTCGCCCGGCTTCACCGAAAGCGTATTCGCGGAGGCTGAATGAACAACAATATATTGTCCGGACGTAAACCCTGCCCCGGCGGCCTGCCCAACGCGAATGCCACTGTCATAATCCAGAACGCTGAAACCCAGCGATCCGGCGCTATTGTCGTACATCTGCCAATAATCGGAACCGGGTTGACGGAAGCCGGTGTCGACCAGACTATTCGCGCCGGTCCCGACTCGAGCATTCGACGCGCTTGCTTCATTTGCCGTCGCGCCCCATCCTAGATCAGCGATTGCTGCGGCGATTGCATCAGTATTGATAATCGAAGCATTGTTAAGCTGTGCTGCTGTGGCAAACCCTGTAGAATTAATTCCATCCAGCGTGTCTGCATCAATATTCAGATTATCAACAAATATCTTGGTAACAGTAGCGTTTATTGAAGCAGATACATCAATGGGTTCAAGAGCATCTATCTCTTGCTGAACAAAAGCCGTGGTCGCCAACTGGGTTGTGTCAGTAGAGGTAACTGCTGTTGGTCCTGTTGGAGTACCTGTGAAAGCTGGAGAAGTTATATTTGCTTTTAAGCCAATAGAGTTTGCTACTGTTGTTGCAAAATTGGGGTCATCTCCCAATGCCGCGGCAAGCTCATTAAGTGTGTTGAGTGTGGCTGGTGAAGAGTCAACCAAATCTGCTAGTGCAGCCGTAAGTACGGCCGGCTGAACTGCTGTAACAGCCAATGCGCCCTGAGCAACAGTAGCGTAAAGAGCTCCATTGTTAAGGTACCCAGCAGCAGCATGGTCACCCCAACTAAAGGCGGTAACAGCCAATTCAGGCCAATGGACGCCTGTCTTGGCTGCGGTGTATTCTTCCAGCTTGACACGGTCTGAGGGGCTTAGTGTTCCAGTGCCAAATGAGCCGCCGAAGAAGCGACCGGAGAGGACCGCTGACGCTGTCGTGCTTTGTCGTGTAAACAAAGCCAGTCCTGCTGTCGCTGCGCTGTCATCGTAGCAAGCTAATGATCCCGATGCACTGCCGTTTATTCGTGTCGTTATTGCTATCCGCGTAGGCCGCTCAACCGTCAGAGTATGCGCTGTGCTAATTGTTCCGACAGCAACCTCAATATAGCTGCTGTCATCTTGGTTGCGCCAGAGCCAACGGGTTAAGTCGGCGGAGTTCGATATTAGCGTGCTTCGGAGATTATCTGATACTGTAAACGCGCCGTCGAATAGTCCATCCACTCGCCACCCACCCACGTGCCACCAAGTCTCACCGAGGTCGAGCGTCGGGCTGACCTGCATCCAGTCGTCTGTGCCGTCTGGTTGGAGATAGTGGGTTAGGTAGGCTGCTGGGACTTCTTTGACTGAGATGTTGTCTATGGTTGCTGTGCCTGCGCTCGCAGACCTTCTGAAGAAGTTGAGGTCAACTCCCGTAGCCTTCCAAGGATAGGTAAACACGCCGGACGAACCTGCGGTAATCACTCCTATGTCACTGTCACCCGCACCCTGCACCTTAATGCCCGGACCGGTCACGCTCGAAACCGTCAACTGCACTTGATACACCACGCCGACCGTGAATAGACTGGTTTGCCTAAAATTAAGCACTTGCGTACCGTCCCACGACATCACAGCCGAGCCGGTGGATGCGTCGATAGTGTTTGTGCCGTTTACTCCACCTGTGATCCAGCCTGTTAAATCATTTGTGTCAAACCCCCCATTCGTCACCAGCTCAGGCTGCGCTGCCATAGCTGCTGCGTATCCCGCTTTGCCAGTATTGGCTGCGGTCTTGTAGAGAGGACGGGCTGCATCGCTTGGGGCAAGGGCGTGGTGGCCGGGGAGGGCTTTGACTGCATCAATCGTCAGCGCAAAGGATCGGTTTAGGGCTGGACTGGCAAACTGAGCTAAGCCGCCCAATTCGGTAAAATTCCACAGAATCGTGTACGTTCCAGAATCTAAGAAAGTCAAAAGTGTAGTAGTACCGTCTCGGAGTATGCCCGCAATTGCAGAGCCGGGTCCGCCTGCCGCCACAGTGAACCGAACATAGTGCCAGCCAGTAGATATATCCACATCGACATATTGGTTCTGTGAGCTATCAGCGTTACGATAGACAGTCCAGACACCATCAGTCTGTGTTGCTGCTGATCCAGCGGTAGCGCCGCCGACTGCATCACCTGAATAATCCGTAGCAGCCGCAATAAACGCAGCCGCCGTCTTGGAACCCATCTGGCTCTTGTCCAGCATGATGCCGACAGTCTGACCGTCTGCGCTGACAATATCACCACCAGTTCTCGACTGGTAAAGGCTGCTCAGGTCTGACGGGTCGTAGAATGCCTGTGTGCTGCTCACCTGATTAGGGGAGAAGGCCAGGCCAGACACATCGCTGGCACCAGCTGGAACAGCCCACGTTCCATCACCTCTTAGGAATGTAGTTCCATCAGCTGTACCTGAGCCAAGTCTGGCCGAAGCAATTGTACCACTAGTGATATCACCGGCCGCATGAGTATGGGTAGATGAGGCGTACCCGGCAGAGGCATGGTTTCCCCATCCAAAAGCGGTGTTCCAGTTACCGCTATTGTCGGTAACGATTCCGTAGACACCGGAAGCAGTTCGTTTAAGGATACCGTTAGATGTAAAATCACCGTCAACGACAACGTCGGCATGGGATGTTTGAGACTTCAGATATCCTTCAGTTGAATGGTTTCCCCAGCCGTATGCCGTATCCCAATTACCTGAGTTGTTTGTAAAACCTGTAACATCTGTGATTGCGTGGGTATGCGTTGATGGTGTGAAACTAGCTGGCTTATTGGCAATTACAGACCATTCAGGTGTGACATCTCCAAGTTCTATGTAAGAAGCTTCAAGGGTCTTGGTTCCAGTTCCAGAATAAACCCAAGATCTGCCATCTGTTGTTACAACATGAGAGCCTTCGATTATTGCTGATTGTTGACTTGCATTCAGATCTGCGACGTCTCCGGTAGAGACAGTAGGCGCAGCAAACACAGCTGGAGGTATTCGAGCAATGTCTAGAACACCAGAAATAATGTCGTCTGCGCTGTGTACGTGAGATGCGGCAGCTTTGCCTGACAGGCTAGATGTAAGTCCCGTGACTTGAGACTGCGCGATTACCAATGCACTTTGGCGAGATGTCACATCAGATTCTGTAACAGTGTATCCTGTGATGTAACCGGCAGATCCATGATTTCCCCAACTGTAAGCAGCGTCCCAGTTACTAGAATTATCAGTAACGATCCCATAAGCACCAGCGCCTGTACGCTTCATGATGCCATTTGATGTAAAATCACCATCTACCAAAACATCTGCGTGGCTAGTTTCAGACTGAAGAGCAGAAACGGCTAAATTACCCTGAGCAACAGTAGCGTAATCGGCTCCCATTGCGGCAACCATTTCAGACCAACGGACGCTGTAAGCGGTTCCTGTTCCTGCAGTTCCTTGGGTTGCCCCAACTTTAATACCAAAAATATCGGTAGGCTGTGGCTGACCCATGATGACTCTCCGCTACGGTCTGGCAGGATATGCTGCGATATCAATACTTGAGAGATCCAAGCTAAGAACTTCGGCTTGAATAGCCTCCATCGCCGCAAGTGTCTCAAAAGCCTTACGCAGAATATAATTAATGCTGGTAGAGTTGGGTTGGCCGGGCACCCCAGGGATGGGAGAAGGGATATTTAGGTAATTCTCACTATGGCTATCAGTAAGATAATTATCAGACAGTATAGTCATAATTAAATCCTTTTATTCTATTAACGGCGTCACCTTAGCCTTACGCCCTGTCGGGCCTGCGGCCCTCCGGACGACGGCTAAGCTGCCGCCTTAAGTAATATAATACTCTTAAACTGTATAGTAAAAGAATTCCTGTGTTGTTTAAGAAAAAAGGACAAAAAAGAAGCTCAAGGTTTACTAATGATTTTTTTGGAGTGTCAACCCCCAAAGATTTGTTGACACCGGAGTCATTAAAAACAAAACAAATAACTTCACCTGATGCGCGAATAACTTAAGAATGGCTGGATCACCCAAATGAGACTGTTTAGCAAAAGTACTGTTAACAAAGACGATGATCACATGAAAAACTATGCAAAATTTGGGCAGGAGATGGATGCAATTCTTGCTGAAATCGCCACACACGAAGAAGACACAAGAATCTATTCTGAAAAAGCTGTCGATGCACATTCTGCTCGTCTAGCTGCCCAGGATGCACTTATGGCTAAACAGGCAGAGCTCACCACTGCTCTGACAGGTCTGGCTGATTTCATTAAAAGCCTGACCCAGCTTCCTGACTTGGTCACCAACACAGACGCTGCGATCGAGGCCGAAAGACTGGCTGAAGTTCGTCGTGCTGAAGAAGCTGCCGCAGCTGAAGCTAAGCGTATTGCAGAAGAAGCCGCTGCTGCACAAAAAGCTATTGAAGACGAGTTTGCTCGTCTTGAAGCTGAGCGTCTTGCAAAAGAAGCGGCCGATGCTGCAGAGATCCAGCGTATTCTTAAAGAGGTTGAGGCTGTTGCTAAAGCGGAGGCCGAAGAGCAGGCTAAAATTGAGGCTGAAGCTCAGGCCCTTTCTGATGCAGAAATTGCGGCCGCTTTGGCCGAGGCCATCAAAGTGACTGAACCAGTCGAAGACGTTCTTGAACTGGATCCAGTAGATATTGTTGACAATGTCACCACACCGGCTGTGAATGCCGAGCCAGGTGATCTTTTTGGTGAAGAGCCTGTTCCAACTCCAGCAAACCCTGAAAGAGAAATTGATCCTCTGACAGGGTTTCCTAAACTAAAAATCTAAACGCTGTGTAGCATACCTGCTGCTTCAGCTTCGATTCTGGTGGGGTAATTGTCGATACGTTCTTTAGAGATTTTGACAACAAAAGATTGTTCAATTTTCTTAAAAGACACTGCTTCAATTACCTCACCAATATCCATCTCCTCTAATAGCTCTTCTTTTGTGCCGTAGCTTCCAGTGTTACCGGCTGCTGCAAAAGTATCTGCGTCTTTAAAAACAAGAGCTTTCTTCGCCAAAATCTCAATCTCATTGTGCAGTGCAGCAATGTAAGTGGCCATCTCAGATGGCAGCATATCGTTTGGATTCTTAAAATTAATCATTGGGTGTCTTTCTTGGGTATTGTCAAAAGTTAAGGTTATAGTTACGCATAACCCAATAGAGCCTAAACACTAATGGGAAGATGATTGATGTCTACTAGCCGTATGGATATTTTTAAAGCAGCCGGACTCGAAAGAAAGATGGTTACATCTTCTTCCCCTAGCCCTGAATCCGTACTCGTAGACGACACTAATGCCTTCACAAAAGAAGACATCAGAAAAGCACTTCCTGCTCAATTGAAGATCAAAGTTTCAGATGAATTGGTCAACAAGATCAATTCAATTTCTTTGGATCCACTTGTTGCTGATGAGATCCGGGATAATTTTGTAGGTTACGCTTCCGTCATGAAAGACGGTAAGTTTAAGGTTGAGCAGTATCTTGAGGCTTGCGCATACGTCACTTACAAGATGATGGGCTACTCAAACAAAGATGCGTATGGGCTTACGTTTCCCGATCGTGTACGTAAAATGCGTGCTGACGGTAAAGACGACAAGCACATAAGTGCTTTTGTAGCAGCCTATCATAAAAATAAGCTTGTAAACATTATCCTGGAACAAGCAGTAATCCCTGCGTGTATTCTGAATCAGGATCTTTACCAACAAGCCCTGAACCAACAGGCTCATCTCATGATTCATGCTCAAAGTGAGAAAGTTCAATGTGAAGCTGCTAACTCGATTCTCAATGCACTTAAACGCCCCGAAACAAGCAAGATTGAGATGGACGTTAACATCAAAGATAACTCAGGCATCTCTGAGCTTAAGAATGTCATGATGCAAGTTGCGTCACACCAAGCTAAGCAGATCCAAGCCGGCGAAACCACAAAGACAATTGCTCATGCTGATTTGTTTGATGCAGAAGGTAACCAAATTTAATGTCTGAACACACAGACCTGATTGACAGAGAAAAGTTTGAATCTGTCAGGAAAAAGACTGTCGATGATTGGTTAGACACCGTCGACTATGAGCATCTAAACAACGGCACATACGTACCTTCAGCGTTTGCTCTTTCTTTTATGAACTTTGTTAAACTGGTGAATGGCGGACAAGGGGAGTCTCATAAAACCCCTGTGGTTCACTTGAAGATGCTAGACAAAATGGTCAGTGACAAACGCAAAGTCGCTAATCTGTGTCACCGTGGTATCGCCAAGACCACTTTGTTTTTTGAATACCTGAATTTCTATCTGGCTATCTTTAGAGAGCTTCCTAATTTTGGTGAGCTAGACTCGATGATCTACGTGTCAGACTCAATGGATAACGGCGTTAAATCCGCTCGTAAAAATATTGAGTTTAGATACTACAATTCTGAGTTCCTTCAGGAATACCTACCTAAAGCCAAGTTCACTGATAACTATATCGAATACGAAAACCAAGACGGTAAGAAGTTTGGTATCAAGATGTTTGGTGCCAAGACAGGCATTCGCGGTACGAAGATCTTTGCCAAACGCCCAAAGCTAGCAGTGCTTGATGACTTGGTCTCAGATGAAGATGCACGCTCTAAAGCTTCAATGGCCGCAATTGAAGACACCGTCTACAAAGGCATCGAATATGCTCTCGACCCCACCAAAAGAAAGATCATCTTTAATGGAACTCCTTTTAACAAGATGGATATTCTATACCAAGCAGTGGAGTCCGGAGCCTGGGACGTCAACGTTTGGCCAGTATGTGAATCCTTCCCATGTACGCGAGAAGAATTTGCTGGTTCCTGGGAAGACAGATTTTCTTATGATTACGTTGTGGAACAATACAACGACTCAGTAAAAACAGGCAAAATCAGCAGCTTCAACCAAGAACTTATGCTGCGGATTAGCTCAGAAGAAGAACGACTGGTCCAAGACAACGAAATCCAGTGGTACTCGAGAAAATCTCTTCTTAAAAGAAAAATCGCATTTAATTTCTACATCACCACTGACTTTGCCACTTCAGACAAAGAAACCTCAGATTACACAGTCATATCTGTGTGGGCGATCAACAATAATGGTGACTGGTTCTGGGTCGACGGCATCTGTAAGCGCCAAAAGATGAATGTAAGCATCGACGACTTGTTTAGGTTTGTTGCGATCTACAGTCCCCAAAGCGTAGGTGTAGAGATCAGCGGCCAGCAGAATGCATTCATTCAATGGCTCCAAAACGAAATGATGACCCGAAGTGCTTGGTTCAGTTTTGCCATGCAAAAAGGAACACCTGGGATTAGGCCAATCCTTAACAAACTCTCAAGATTTAACTTGGTGGTTCCTCTGTTTGCCGCGGGAAAGATCTTTTTTCCTGCTGAACTGAGAGAAACCCCTATTATGGCAGAAGCCATATCTGAGTTAAGTTTAGCGACCCAAAGCGGCATCAAAGGTAAAGATGACTTTTTGGATACGATTTCGATGCTTCCAGAGCTTAATGCCTGGCTCCCAACAGAGTCGGCTGGAATTGCAGAAGAGCGTGATGTTGTGTTTGGAGACGATTCACGCGATACCTCTTCTTTCATTGACTCGTACATAGTATGAGAATTAAACCGCATTATGCATTAATAGGGTGTTCTCATGTCTCAGCTGCTCACAAGCGAACTTATTTCCAGACTGGCATACGGAGAAGTCTCTAATCTCAAAATGGGAGATTTGAACACAGGGCTCATCCGAGAGGAGAATATGCCCGGTGTTCTGATGCAGCTCAATAAAGCAATGAAAGACTTGTTCACGAGGTTTGAACTCAAAACTCGAGAAGTCCTGATTAACACCCAACTAGACATTTCTTACTATTATTTGCGTTATGAATTTGCCATGAGTAATGTGGGCAGTGCTCAGCCTGTACTCTACATTGATGATAGTATGTGCGAGGATTTTGACGGCCGGATTGCCAAGATCCTTGCTGTCTATGATGCGTTTGGCCGGCAGCTGTACCTAAACAAAACCCAAGAGCCGCTGTCGGTCTTCACGCCTCAGTACGATTGTCTTCAGATTGGCTCCAACCAACAAACCGAACAGTTCTACGTTATCTTCCAGGCTCTGCACCCGGTGCTCACAGCCCCTTTTGGTACTGGAGCCAACCAAGGTGACCCAGACGTTGTTATCAATGTGCCTCCTGCCTTGGAGGATGTACTTGTGCTACTTTGTGCTTCTAAGATCTATGAAGGCATAAACGGTCCAGCCAACGCCGCAAGAAGCGCATTGCTTCATCAAAAATATGAAATGGCTTTGATGCAGTCTGAGATCAGAGACAGCATCTCAGTCAGCGCAAACATGTCTAACAGCAAGCTTGATAAAGCAGGGTTTATTTAATGAGACCAACGTCCAGTCCTTTTGCTAATCCATCAGGACTCGTCGATAAGCGTCTTGGTAATATGTGGGCGCAGATCGAGGAGGTAAGAGCTCTCTTACCTCAAATTGCTCATGTCAGTTATTATCTCGAGAGTCTTTTCAACCTCGATCGTAACTTGACGCTTCTCTCAGATGAGAACGTCGATCACCATATTCTTAAAGACATTACTATTTTCCAGGGAGCCAATGCTTATGAGCTGGCTCTGGTTGAAGGCTTTGTTGGTACACCAGCTGAATGGCTCGAAAGTCTTATAGGTCCAATAGGTTCTACAGGCTTTCTTGATGTTGCTGCTCACCAAGTGCTAATTGATGGGATTGCTGCGAACGTGGCAGCTTTAGCTGCCGCGGACGCAGCAATCTTAGCTAATACAAATAAGTTTTCAGATTATACAACACTGGCTGCATACAATGCTGATGTCACAGCGGTTCAAGCTCAACTGACTGCTTTGGAAACAAGCATCCTGGCTCAGGTAGATCTACTACTTCCGACACCTAGAACAAATGCTGAGATAGGTTCTTTGGCTCAAGCTGTAGTGAACACGGCTCTTGCAGGGCTAGAACCTTCTTTTTTTGATCCAGATGGTCGTCTAGATTCTATTGATCTTTTGCTTGATGGTTTACGTGATGATCTTGATGTCAACGAAATTGCATTCAACGAGTTTGTTTTTTCAAACCTGACAACAATAGGCCGAATCACCGCTCTTGAAGCTGTAGGAGAAGACACTGCTGCTTCACTTATTGAACTCCAAACAGTCACGTTTGATACAGCAGCACAGCAATTGGTTCTTACGGCTGAAAGCGCAAGTCAGCTCTCTCAAATAAATAGTTTGTCCGCGGTTAGTCTAAACCAAGCGACCCAAATTAACGCACTTCAAGTATCAAATAACGCTAATTACGCGTCAGTTACTTCTATTGAGTTGGCTTATGTAACTGAAGACGAAGCCCTTGCTGCGTCTATACTCACAATTGAAAGTGCTTTTGAAGCAGCCGATCTTTTGCTTAGTGCTGATATTTTGACAGAGCAAACTGCTCGAACTACTGCAATTTCAGCAGCTGCCACAGACAGAACGCTTATTCGTTCTCAGTTTGCTTTGGCTGATACTGCCTTATCTGCAAGCATCTCTGCGAGCATCTCTACAGAAGCTTCAACTAGAGCTTCTGCGGATTCAGCTATAGCAGGCACTGTTACAACACTAAGCTCCACTGTTGGAGGGCTTTCTTCAACAGTGTCTGTTCAAGCTTCAACGCTTGCTGATATTGAAGGTAACTTAGCGGGTAAATACAGCATATCTGTTAGCGGGGGTGGTGTAGGCGCTTTTGTTAGTCTAGAAGATGGAACAACCTACGGCAGTGTGATTGAGCTATCAGCAGCTAATATTAAGCTTCGAGCAGACGCTCTTGACCTTGGCACAGCCACTACGTTTGAATCAACAAAAGACACGTTTTACACAATCGCAGGCGAATACAGATTTAGGTATGGTGGCCCATTTGGAGTAAGTAACACTCTTTTGCAGTGGTATGGACTCAACTCTGTCGCTCTTAACTCTGAAACAAAAACAAATGGTGTTTTTGCTTTGGCGACAGATGGTAAAGTTTACTTTGGAAATAGCGCATTAGGCGCATCAATGTCTGTTACACACTCAGGTGTGTACGTAAAAGTTAAGATAGGCACAGGAACTAACAACACTGGATCGATCACGCTAACACCAACAGGTGGTGTTGCTCCATACACATACTCACATCAGCTAGTCAAAACAGCAAATCTGAACAACATTTCCGTTACATTAAATAGCCCAACAAGTGCTACGTTTTCTATATCAGCAGGTTCCCAAACACCTGTTAAATCTGTTGAATATCTTGTAGTATCAACAATTACAGATGCAGCAGGAAAATCGATTCAATACACTAAAGGTGGTGGACTTTTTTGGGAAAGTTAATCTTTTATCAAACATCAAAGGAATAAGTCTTATGAAATACATTGTTATTGGTTTTTTGGTATTTGTATCTGCCTGTGCATCAACCACAGACAGCTCTTACAGCGGCGGTAATGGGGCAGAAACCCCCAATCAAACTCAAAAAAAGTAAACGCTAATGAGCTTATTTTCATTTTTCTTTAAATCTAAACAAAAACCTCAATATACTACTATTGAGGTTAAACCTGCTTCTGTACCCCCAATAGACACTATTCTTGGTTCTACATATCAAGACGATCTTCTTATGGAAGATCTAATAGATAATGAAGGTCTGGTTCTTCATGCCTATTTAGACACTAAGAAACTTGTCACTATTGGTATTGGAACCATGATCGATAAAAATCGTGGTGGTGGGATCACAAAAGAAGAGGCAATTTATCTTGCCAAGAATCGCCTTAAAAAAGCCGCTCAGCAACTAGATGAACACCTGCCCTGGTGGAGAGAACTCTCTCTTGTGAGACAGCGTCTGATGGTAGAGCTGTGCTACAATATGGGTATTGGGTCCAAGACTTCTGGTCTATTGTCTTTTGTAAATACTTTGCCGGCAATCCAAAGAAGAGATTATTTGACTGCGGCCAAAGGGTTTCAGAACTCTAAATGGGCAAGAGACGTTGGACCAATTAGGTCTGGTAAAATGATCAAAATGCTTTTAGAGGGGTAATACCCGCTTTGCTAGTAGACCAACCCAAACGAGGAACATATCTAATGTTTGAATTTCTAAAGAAGAATGCCGCAATGGCTATGGCGTCTGTTGCCCTAGTTCTTTCTGGCTGTAATAGCTTTACAGATATGCGTGCTCCGCCAAACATTTATGCGGACTCTGGTAGTGTTGCTGAAACGGCTTTGACCACGATTAAAGCCTTTGGTGCCGCACAAGACACAATCATCACTGTTTGTGGCCCTGCTCTCCCAGACACTGTCGAAGGTGATGCGTGTGCTAAGATCATCCCGGTCGAGCAAACTCTAAGACCTGCAGTGACTGCTGCTGGCCAAATTGGCGCAGAGTACGCTGACATCGATGCTCGAATTCGTGAACTAGGCCCTAAAGCTCCCGCTGAATGGCTCCTTGCCGCAGCTGAAGTAGCAGGCAAACTCTCCGCCGCATACGACCCAATCCGGACCGATGTTGATAACTTCCTCACTAATGTAGGAGCCCTAAACTAATGGCTAATCTAGCTGCAATCATTAAAACTGCGGAACGTGCTGTTGGCATTCTCCGTATGCTTGAGTCGGTCCTTGGTGACCAAACACCATTTGTCAAAGACGGACTGGCAATTGTTGGTAAAGTACTGACAGGCGTTAAGTTTGGCTCTGCTTCTTATTCAGCACTGCTTGCTGAATTGGATGGTGTTGTTGTCGAAATGGAAGCTGTTCGCACTAAAGGCGGTGTTGTCGGTGATGACTTCAAACTTGAAGTAGCTAAAATTAAAGACCGCGGAAACAGAATTGACGCGATCCTTGCAGGGCTTAAAGGCTAGGCCTCCCCCCAGAACTAGCCTATGAGAGAAGGTACGAGCAGAAATGTTCGTACCTTTTTTTGTATAAAGGATAGGTTATGTATAGAACTCCAGCAGAGCTTCCTAACGAACACGTATTGATGTATTCGACAGAGCTGGCGGGCTTATATCTCTTTTCAACAAACCATATTTTTAATTGTATATTTCCAAGTTCTGAAGTTCCTGGAAAAAGTTACGTTATAGCTGAAGAATTCGATACTAGTTCTTAGGCTTTACTTTAAAAAGTTACAGCACTATTCCTGTTAAACATTGCTCATAACTTCGAGGGCCACCAATGGCTGATCAAGATATCCTAGATTCTGATGACAGCTCCATTGTCAATGGTAGAGACCTTCAAAGTAAACAAGATATAAGTACTGTTAACGCTAAACAGTTAAGAGAGTCTAATAAGCAGAGTCCAGGCGTAGTAAAACTCACTGATTGGGTCAACGAACCGTCTATTACTGATCTTAAAAAAGATCTTGGGGCTGCTAAACCGTTTAGAGACACTCACGTATCTGACATCGATCGATGGGAGATTCTTAGAAACGGTGGTGTTCAGCCCGCCAAACGCCGCGGCAAATCATCTGTAAGACCTAAGCTAGTACGTCGACAAGCAGAGTGGAGATACTCAGCTTTGTCTGAACCGTTTCTCTCTTCTGAAGATATCTTCCAAGTAAACCCAAGAACTTTTGAAGATACTGCAGCAGCTTCTCAAAATGCTATTCTATTAAACTGGCAGTTCAGAACCAAGATCAATCCAGTTAATTTGGTCAACCAAGCGGTTCGAATCTTTGTAGATGAGGGCACAGTAGTATTCCGTCCTGGCTGGACTAGAGAAGTTGAAGTCGAAACTGTTATGGTTCCGATCTATCAATACTCTGAAGTCATGGAAGGCACCCCAGAAGAACAAGCTTTGATGCAAGCCCTGGAGCTGAAAGACGCAAATCCTAAAGCTTTTTATGAGATGGACCCAGCAATCATTGCCAGCATTGAGTTCTCTCAAGAGCAAGGCCAAGCAGCATGGGCTGTTCAAGTAGGTGAAGAAGAAGCTGAACAAGAGAAGATTATAAAAAACCACCCTACTATGAAAGTGGTTAATTATCAGAACCTTTACATAGATCCTTCATGCGGCGAAGACCCAGAAAAAGCTGCTTTTATCGTAGAGTCTTTTGAGACTTCAAAAGCAGAGCTCATGAAAGACGGCCGCTATAAGAACCTTGGTTCTGTTAGTTTTGCCAGTGCTGATCTGCTTACAGAAACAGAGCACGGCACAACAACACCCCAAGATTTCAATTTTGATGATGAAGCCCGTAAGCGCATTGTTGCGTATGAGTATTGGGGTTTGGCTGACATCAACGGTACAGGTGAGCTTGAACCTATTGTTGCTACCTGGATCGACAACCAATTCATCAGAATGGAACTAAACCCGTTTCCAGACCAAAGACCTCCTTACGTTTTTGCTAGTTACTCTCCTAAAAAGAGATCTGTATTTGGTGAGCCAGATGCTGAATTGCTTGAAGACAATCAAGCTATTTCTGGTGCTCTCACAAGAGGTATGATTGATCTGCTGGGTCGCTCTGCTAACTCTCAGCAGGGCATTCAAAAAGGTATGTTGGATATCACTAACCGCAGACGTTTTGAAAGCGGTGAAGACTACGAATTTAACCCGTCGACCAATCCAAACTCAGGCCTGATTCAACATAAATATCCTGAAATACCTCGTTCTGCGCTTGAGCTTTTGGTGGCTCAAAACCAAGAAGCTGAAGGTCTTACAGGTGTCAAAGCATTCTCTGGTGGTATTTCGGGAGAAGGCTTTGGTGATGTAGCTGCAGGTATTCGTGGTACTTTGGATGCAGCTTCTAAAAGAGAGATGGATATTCTTCGTCGTCTCGCAGAAGCGTTTAAGCAAGCTGCTATCAAAATCATTGCTATGAACGGAGTCTTTCTCAGTGAGAGAGAGACTGTTCGCGTAACAAACGAAACTTTTGTTGAAATTAAAAGAGAAGATCTTGAGGGGCAGTTTGATCTCATCATTGATATTTCAACTCCTGAGATCGACGAGCGCAAAGCTGCAGATCTGTCGTTTATGCTACAGACTGCAGTGTCGACACTACCTCTTGATTTTACTCAAATGATCTTGGCTAAAACTGCTAAGCTTAGAAAAATGCCTGAGCTTGCTAACCAAATTCAGACTTACAAGCCAGAACCAGATCCAGTTCAGGAAGCCCTTAAACAACTTGAGCTTAAAAAGATTGAACTCGAGATTGGTAAAATTCAGAGTGAGATTAACAGAAACAACGCTCAGGCTGAGAAATTCCAAGCTGATGCAGACAGTACAGATCTTGCAACAGAGATGGCTGGTTCAGGTATCGCTCATCAGCAAGACATGGAAAAACAGTCTGAACAGGCTCGTGGCAACCAAGATTTGGCAATCACTAAAGCCATGGTTGATAAGCGTAAGCCTGAAGACGGGCCTTTGAATTTGGAAGAAGCACTTGGTTTCAACCAACTCACAAAGAAACTGGCCGCGGCAAGTAATCAGCCAGTAAGTGTACTTCCACCACAAGCCCCAACACTTCCACCACCAGAAGGAGTAGTTCCTCCAGGACAAGAATTACTTGACCCGAATCAAGTTCTCCCACAGTAAGACTATTGTTTACTAAAGACCCAAGAATATAGGAAACACCCAAATGACCGGACTAGAGAGAGAAATCCAAGAAGTTGAGTTGGCGATCGAAGAAGCCAATGCTGCAGTTAAAAAAGCAAGTCAACTTCGCAAGCTTATGGAGAATGCCGAGTTTAGGGCAATTATCGAGGAAGACTACTTGAGAGAAGAAGCCATCAGATTGGCCCATATCTTTGGAAGCCCTAGTCCTACGCTTAAAGCAGCGAAGGATGATATTGCTACTGATATTCAAGGCATTGCTTCATTGAAACGATATTTCCATACCGTTTTGCAAATGGGCACACAGGCTAACGATGCGCTAATAGCACATCAGGAAAACCTGGATGAGCTCCGTCAAGGCGATGTAGACGCGGAGGATCTTAACTAATGGCTGATCCTGTTGTGAAAGATCCAGAAGACGAAATTATTGATGAAACAGTTCTTGAAGAATCAGCTTTTACTGAAGAAGTAGTTTCTGAAGAGGAAGAAGTTGTTGAACCAGAACAAGAAGACGTTCTGGAGATGTCTGACGAAGACTTTGAAAAACAACTTTCTGAAAAAGAACAAGTTGTCGCTTCTACAGAAGAAGACGAAAAAGAAAACGAAGCAGAGGTTGTTGCTGACTCAGCAATTAAAGACCCTGTGCCGGCTAAAAAAGCCCCAGCTAAAGAGCCCGTAAAAGAAGAGAAAGAAGCTGTCGCTTCTGACGATCCTCTTCAAGTAGATGATGCTGCGGCCGTACTTGCTTACAAAGAGATGATGAAACCGTTTAAAGCCAACGGTAAAACAGTCCAGGCAAGAACACCCGAAGAAGCTATTCGTCTCATGCAAATGGGCGCAGGACATATCAAGTATCAAACGCAAGTAAGACCTTTGTTGGCTCAAGTAAAAACTCTTGAAAACGCGGGTATTACAAACAGCGATCTTAATTTTCTTGTCGAACTTCACAACAAAAACCCAGAAGCAATTAAAAAGCTTGTTCGTGACGCAGATATCGATCCTTACGACATTGTTGTTGACGACAATGCTAAAGAAGCTGACAAGACGTACCAACCTAAAAACTATCTAGCTACAGAAGATCAAGTCGCTCTCGAAGAAGTTCTTAGAGAAGTTCAGGAACAGCCTGAAGGCGAAGCTCTTTTGAAAGCAGTTAGAGTTGACTGGGACCAATCCAGCCGAAAAATGGCTCTTGATGAGCCAAATGTTCTAAGGATTCTGACCGAACAAAAGCAATCAGGTGTTTATGATCTGATCACTGCTGAGATCGACCGCAGAAAGACCTTAGGTGAATTTGCCAATATGCCGCTCCTTACTGCCTACCACCAAGTGGGCACTGAGATGCAGAATAAGGGCGCGTTCAATAACCTGACCAGCGATAGTGCTGATCTAACGAAACAAACCCCCGCACCAACTACAGTAACTCCTCAACCATCTAAGATTATTGCTACGAAAGCTGCAACACCGAAACAATCTAACAGCTCAGCCGCGGTTAAAGCTATTGCCCCGGTTAAGACGGTTGTGACGCCTAAAGCTGACCTCTCTAACGTCATGAATATGAGTGACGAAGAGTTTGCAAAAATCGAGGGTCTAGAGAAATTTGCTTAATGATGGTTCGGTCCAATCATTAACATAGGATTAAGAGCATGGCTGATGCAGCTCATCTTTATAATAATCCGCCTTCGGTAGATTCGACTGTCGGTGGCGGCCAAATGAACGAGTTCTTCTATCAAAAGAAGGCTCTTATCGACGCTCGTCGTGAAATGTATTTTATGCCCCTGGCTGACACTATGTCGATGCCTAAGCATTATGGTAAGCGGATTAAAGTTTACCATTACGTTCCACTTCTGGACGTTCGCAACGTAAACGACCAGGGTATTGATGCTGCTGGTGCTGCTATTGCTGACGGTAACCTTTATGGTTCCTCGAAGGATGTCGGTACGATCACATCGAAACTACCTGTAGTTTCTGAATCTGGTGGCCGTGTTAACCGCGTTGGTTTTACACGTATCATCCGTGAAGGTACTATTTCGAAGCTCGGCTTCTTTACTGAATACTCTCAGGAATCGATCGACTTTGATTCGGATGCAGAACTGATGATGCATATGAACCGTGAACTCGTTTCCGGTGCTGTTCAGATTTCTGAAGCTGCTCTCCAAATTGACCTTCTTGAAGGTGCCGGCGTCGTTGCTTATGCAGGTGACGCTGTCTCTGACATCACGGTTGATGGTGAGTCTGCTGATCCGGCCGTGGTCGACTACAGAGACCTCTTCAATCTTAGCCTTGTTCTTGACGACAACCGTACGCCAAGAGAGACCAAGATTATTACTGGTTCCCGCATGATTGATACGCGCACCATTCGTGGTGGACGTGTCATGTATATCGGTAACGAGCTCCAAGCCACTGTTGAAGAGATGGTTGATCCCTTTGCAGCAAAAGCTTTTGTGCACGTTCACCAGTATGCAGCCGCTACTACCACGCTTAATGGTGAAATTGGCACAGTCGCTCAGTTTCGCATTGTTGTGGTTCCTGAGATGCTCCACTACGAGGGTGCAGGTGCAGCTGTCACCACAAACCCTGGTTTCCGTGATGATGGCACTAACTACAACATCTATCCGATGCTTGTTGTTGGTGAAGCTTCCTTTACGACCATTGGCTTCCAGATTGGTGGCAAGGGCGTCAAGTGGCAGATGATTCACAAGAAGCCTGGCGTGGATATTGCTGACCGTACGAATCCATACGGTGAGATCGGCTTCCATTCCATCAAGTGGTGGTATGGTACGATGATCCTGCGTCCTGAGCGTCTTGCTCTGATCAAGACTCTTGCGAAAGAGTAATACAGAATAGCGTCATCCTCTTTTGGGAGATCGAGGGTGGCGCTGCCTGGCTAGATTTTTCTTGGGTGGTCTAGCCAGGCTACTCTGTGTAACCCGAGACAATAACCCAAGAGGTACTAGTAATATGTCAGAAGAAATCCACCCAGCTCCCATTGAGTTTTCAAAGAAAGAAATAGAGACAGACCACATTTTGCAATATTTCCACTATGTGCATTTGCCTCAGATTCTTCAAAGTAAATCTAAGCCGTTTTGTGATTTGGCTCGAATGCTGATTGACACAACACCACGTAACCCAGAGCGCACAGTTGCTCTTCGTAAACTGCTCGAAAGCAAAGACGCTGCTGTTCGCGCAGGTATTCCAAAGAAACAGGAAACACCCAATGTCTGATGAAAACACAGAACAAGATTTTGAAGAAGAAGCTACTGCGAGCGAAGATGCTTTTGACAACGGACCCACTCGTTTGGAGTCCCTTAAGCAAAAAGCTAACGCAATGGGTCTAAAGCATTCTCCTAATATTGGAGAAGAAACACTTGCTCAAAAGATCAAAGAAGAAGAAGCAAAATTCTCTAAAGATCCGCTTGAACAAGAAGCAGTCCAGACAAAAACTCTGGCTCCTAAAGCTAAAACTTCGGATCCTAGAGTTCCTCGTAAAGGGGAAACCCCTTCTTTAGAAAAGATGCTGCTTATGGATACAGATGATGTTCTTGAGTATCCACCGCATTTGCGTACACGCATTATAAGAGCAGTACAGAGACACCGGGGCCTGAAGCTTATTCGTTGCCAGATCTACAATAACAATCCGGCAAAAAATGACCTCAAAGGCGAGATTCTTACTATCTCCAATAAGTATATTGGTGTGGTTCGCAAGTTCATTCCTTTTGGTGAAGACACCGAAAAAGGCTACCATGTACCGCAGATTCTTTATGATATGCTCAAGCGTCGTAAGTATCAGCGTGTGACGACCGTCAAAAACCCTGATGGTACAGAGCGTGTTGTCCAGTCAATGACGCCTGAGTACACAATCAATGTTCTGCCTCCTCTTACACAGGCAGAGCTCAATGAACTCGCAATTCGTCAAGCCGCTGCTGAACGCGTAGGCTTGGTTTAATATCTAACTGCTGACGGGAACTATTCATGGCTAACGATCCTTCGACCGAAGCCCAAAGTATTTATGTTGAGCTTACGACAGCTGAAGCATTCCCGTCAGTAGCTGTAGATATCACTTCTACTGACTTTGCTCTTCCTTCTACTGTGGGCAATCCACTTTATGTGGCTCCTACAGCAGTAACTGTTGAAGAGCTGACAGATAAAAACCCAGATGGCGTCGGTGTATTTGATGTCATTATGAAGTCTGTCCGGAACCATATAGGTGAAGAATACGACCTTGGGCGTATATCAGGCCAAGAGTACGCATCAGTTTACGTACAAATGACTACCGCGGCGCTTCAAACAGCGACACAGTTTCTCATTCAAAAAGACGCAGCCACGTACACTAATGCACTGATTCAGATGCAGGCGCGCGAAGCTGAGATTAAATTAGTCATTGCCGCGGCTATGCTAGCCCAGCAAAGACAATCTTTGGTTCTCACTGAGATCCAGGTGCTTACAGCTAAAGCTGAATACGCTCTCAACAAAATGAAACTTGCTACTGAAGACATTACTTACACCAAGATCGAAAAAGACATGGAAGTAAGTGCTGCTCAGAAGCTTCAGATTGAAGCCCAAACAGATATTGCTGGTTACCAGCTCACAGACATTATGCCTGAAGAGAAAGCCCAGCTTCAATATCAGACCACATATGTGTTGCCGGCCGGCGTGGCTAAGACAAACTATGAGACCACGCAAATCATGCCGCAACAAAAAGACAGTCTGGTTAAAGACGTGGCGATCAAGACATATCAATTGGCGAGTCTTTTGCCTGAGCAGCTTAACCTTACCAAGGAACAGGTTGAGGTTCAGCGAGCTCAGACAATGGACACTAGAGTCAATGGTGTTACCGCTATCACAGGCGCGATCGGCAAACAAAAAGCCCTGTATGATCAGCAGATCGACTCATACATTAAAGACGCTAGACATAAGGGTGCCAAGTTCTGGATTGACGCGTGGATCACGCAGAAGTCTTTGGATGAAGGTTTGGCTGCGCCAAGTGAGTTTACCAATTCAAACGTAGATGAAGTGCTTGCAAGCCTTAAGCTGGATCTTGGTCTCACATAAAAAGATCTAAGTTATGAGCCTTTTTGGTAGTAAGAAAAAAGTTTATGTCTCCTCTACCGTTTACAAAATGGCAGATGATGACACCAATCGTTCGTCTTATATTCAAGAAATCATAGCCGCCAATGCTCTGGGAACGAGTAATGTTAGTATGGGTGAGGCTATTGGTCTAGGTATTAGGAATGGACCAAGAGTCTCTCAAAAAAGCTTTTTTAGGTGGGCTAAGAACAACTACGATTTTGGTATGGCCCGAGCGGCTATCAATTATAATGAAGTTATTGATAGTGTCGCAGTAGCAGCGCGAATTCTTGTAGAAGATTTTGCCAGCGATCCGAACATTGAAGTAACCGTAAATACTGCTTTCATCGATAACGCCGATGAGAGCTATTATGGCGAACGCTTTATTTATGAAAACAGACCTGAGCTGGCTGACTCTGATTGGGCTGCAGACGTAGATCCTGATACTAATGATATCTGGATCCAGTATGTTCCAGGCGCAGAGTATCCAACAGGTACACCTATATCTAGTGAGTACTTTTCTGAGCCTGGTTTTGATTCTAGTGACACTGTGCTTGTGGCTTACTACACAGCCAGAAACACTGTCACAGATACCTCGTATCCAGTTAAAGTCTTTATCTATAAGATTGGTGATGGAATTGCTGCCCTAGATGATTACCGTGTTCAGTTAGACGACGGCACAGCAACAAGAGAGTTTTATCCATTCATACCTCTTAGGATTAATAACAAATCTGTATTTGAAGCAGGATCTCCCGCTACAGGTAAAGAAGATGAGATTCGAGAAGCATGGAAAAAAGGTCTTGGAGGTGACATCGATGATGCACTTACCGAGATTGAAGCTAATCCTTCGCTTGGCGATATTGATTACGCTTATCTTGTGTTTGGAGTTTCTTTGAACACACAAAGCAATGTCGAAAAACAATACCTGTTTGAATTTTTTCGTACACTTGCTGGTCGACAAACTACCACGGCCGCTGACTTCACAAACTATCAGGCCACCAATGACACTTTGGGTAACCAATTACGCGAGTTGAATGTAGATTCACCTCTTCTGAACAATCGTGCTTTTAATGACCCAATAAACCCAGGGTATCTTCAGGGTGTCGACGTAGGCACTCAATCCGTGGCTCCCCAGATTACTAACATCCATCTGACTTTGCCTACACCGGAGCTTGGTGTTTTAGACATGAAGATCTCTTGGTCAGATATTTCTGAAACCAGAGCTACAGGTAAAGCCTTTGCTGAAGCAAAGGTAGGCGAAGTCGAGGTCAAAGAAGGCATAGCCTACAACGAAAGAACAGTGCTTGGTTTTATCAATGGAGAGTTTGCATCTTCTAATCCTGTAACGGGTCTGACAATACGAAAGCAGATCAATTCTCTTGAGTATATTGAGATTAAGATTCAGGGTCTGATGCATAAAAACCTGATTTATAAAGGCAAGTCTGTCGACATCACAGCTCGAGAAGCTATGGCAGATCCAGACGAGTCTGGGTTCATTATACCTCTTCATGAACCTACGCTTAAGCGTCTTGGTTCAGTTATATCTACTGAGCTGGCTCGAGAATCTTTCATACTGGTATTTAATTCATACCAAGTCGTAAAAACCAAATGGTATCAAAAAGGCATTTTCAAAGTACTTCTTGCTATTGTTATTGCTATAGTTGTTGCAGTTGTTTTTTACTACTTTGGTCCTGAAGCTGCAGCAGCTACTGCTGAAGGAGGTTTTGGACTATTAGGAGGTGCCGCAACAGTTGGAGCACTATTGGGCTTCACCGGCGTCCTGGCAATTGCTGTAGGTGCCGCGGTAAATGCAGTTGCTGCACTTATAGTACTTCAAGTCATTGGTTCAGTGGCTGGCGAGCTGTTTGGAGATAAAATAGGTCAAATCATAACCTTAATAGCAGCAGTTGTTATTTCTCTTGGTTCAGGCCCAGGTGGCTGGTCTACTGGGAATATGGCAGCAAACATTGGTAATATGGCATCAATCGACAAACTGTTGATGATGACTAACGCAACAACAGATCTAGTGAGGCTGTATCAACAGTCTGCTTATCAGAAGATTATGGAAGAGACCCAAAAGTGGAGTGAAGATTCTCAAGCTAAGCAAAAAGAGCTTGAAGAGCTTATGTCAGAGTTTGACGGCAAAAACGTCATAGATCCTCTTATGCTGGTCGACTTTTCAAACCCGCTCGACAATACCAAGATATTTGGTGAAAACTTCGTAATGGCTGCTTCTGCTAGGGAATCACCCGAAACGTTTCTTTCTCGGACCTTAGCAACAGACCTTTCTTCTTTAAGCCACTCTATGGTCTATAGATTTGTAGACCTTTCATTGACTTTGTCTTAGGTTACAGCGTAAATCTAAAGCAATCTAAATAGGATATTTATTATGGATTGGACACCGTTACCTAAGCCGCAAAGCACCAGTTCTCTATGGTCTTCAACGCTCCCTACAGCTCAACCAATCTCAACAAGTATTGCTGGCTTTGGTTCTGCAGGACCAGCTAATCCTTTTTACAATGATACCCAGTACGCACCTGGATCTATCTCAAATGACTCTCGCATTGCTGGAGGCCATATGTCTGCCACAGGAGCGAATGGGACACCTAATTTTGGTGATGGTAAAACCGATTGGGGCGGTAGATTTGGCATGATGGGTAATGTAGCCCAGTCACTTGCCGGTCTGTTTAGTGTCATTCAAGGTTTTAAACAAACCAAGCTAGCGGGAAAAAGCCTTAATTTTCAAAAAGATGCTTGGACCAAACAATACAATATGTCCAAAGAAGATCATGATCGTGAACTAGCAGATCGTGCTAAAAACCGTAAGCAAGTTGAAGATCAGACTCTGTCTGCTTAATGTCAGGAAACACCAATGGCTATTAGATTCAATTCTATCGGTCTGCCTACAGGTATTGATACCGAAGGTATGGCCTCTGCTGCTAATCAAACAGCAAGTGGAATAGCCGCAATTGGTGCTGGGCTTACAAACCTGGGTGCGAGAAAAGACGCACGAGACGCCGCTCAAAAAGAAAAAATGCAGAACAGCGCTCTTGAGTATTTTACGCTCAAAGCAACCAACGCTAAGAGCGAAGATGAGATTTTAAATGTAGGTAAAGAGATGGAAGCATTTAATGCTTCTAACCCTTTTGGCGCTATTGTAGGCGGCGCTGAACAGATAGCAAAATCTAAAGAAAGCTTGCTCATCAGAGAAGGTCTTAAACAAGACAATAGATTTGCAGGTACTCAAGCAGATATGAGCCGAGCTACTCTTGACGCAACAAACCTTACAAATGAGTTTAATACAAAAGAAGCTGACGTAATAAGCCAAGCTTTCGTGCTGTCGACTAGTGGGGATGTAGAAGGCTTTCGTGCGTTTGTAGCAGAGAATCTTTCTCGCTTGCAGGCAACATATGGAGATAACGCCAGCAACTTAATGGAACAAGGCATTACTGCTCTAGCCACTGCTGAAACTGATAGAAGTGCTCGAGATAAAAACTCTGATGAAAACCGCAACAGAGATATGGTGGATAGTCAGTTAAAGACAGATTATGATTATATCAATAGAGCTTCTGAAATAGCTGCCACAGAAGCAGATCGGCTTGCTACTCAAGCCCAAAATAATAGAGAGCTGGACAAAAAAGCAAATGCTCTTGCTAATAGATACGTAAATGTAAACTCCGTTTATGAAGATGTGCAAAAAAGGGTACGAGATGGCACTATGAGCCCAGAAGACGCTTTGTATCTCACCAATGCTGTAAAAAATATCTATGAAACCACTGATCCTAATCAGCTTGCTGGTGCGGGTATCGATATATTAGGCGACGCGAACGCTTTTGTAGACATTCAAACCGCACGGAGGAGAGAAAATCCAGGTAATGCTGCGAATTCAAATATAAGCAGTCGAGAAGACTTAGCTAATCGTGAGTTGTACGCCAAACGTGTATCAGAAGACTACGCTCGTAACAACGTAAACATTGCCAGTGAAGTTGGCTCTATTTTGGCCAACGCAAAGCTTCTTCAGCAAACAGATCCTTTTCTTAAAACATTTATTGAAGCAGAACAATTTAATAACAACGTTGTTAAACCTGACGGCACTCAGGTTAAATTGTTTGAAGCATTTGATCTTCAAAATGCTAACGGAATTCAAGTTATTCCTAATGCTATGAGAACAAAAATTACCAACTTTCAAAAAGAACAAAAACTTGAAGGTGGTAGAATTATGACTGATGGTGAAATTCTTGCTATACTGCAAGACACTATCAAATCTAACACAAATCCATTATTACTAATTCCTGGCGGTAAAGAATATGGTGTACGAGAATTAGACTTTAATTCTTTTAAGAAAAAAGCCGAAGCTTGGCGTAAAACAAATACAGGTGAGGTTGCGGCCAAAAGAGTAAGAATAGCCCGCCAAGTTGCTTTGGCTGAAAATTCAGAAGCTAAAATTAAAGAATTGGAATTACAGTATGTGCTTGCTTCTCAAAAAGGAAGCGAAGCAGAGATGCAGAAACTCAGTAAACTGCGTGACGAAGAAATTGATATGTTGACCGGTCTTTCATCGTACATGAATAACGAAGTAGGCGCTTTAGGCCAAAGTGGTATGGCAAGACTATTGGCGACTTCTCCTAGTCCAGAACGGGATGCCGAAATACAAGAACTTAGGATGGAACAGTTTTTTGGTGATATGAACACGGCTAGAAGGTAAATCCTCATGAGCGATAATGTTCTTAGAAAGCAGCTACAACTGCTTGGTGAGGAATCCTTAAAAAACGCTACAGAGCCTACAAGGCCCTCTTACCAACCCCTATCTGTGCGACAAGCAATAATAGGCATAGGTCCTCAAGAAGAGTATCAGCTCGATCGCAATGCTCTTACGGGAACTGAGTTTAGACGCAAATACGGCGAAGTCCTCTATAAAAGAGACTATGAGTCTTATGCTCCTGGATCAAATAAAGGTCCTTATTCGGATGCAGCACTTGAAGCTCGTAGTCGTACTACTGGTGAACATGTAAATGACGCTAGCCGTCAGGTAGCCGCAGGAGTAGTTGGCCTTGGTGGAATTATTGCTAACTTTGGTTTGCTGACAGTAAGTGCTTCACAAAACTACAGCCCAATTACTCTTGCCAACAATATGACTGGTGTTGTTGAACCAAAAGTAGACTCGAGAGAAGCCAGAGCCAAGACCCAAGAGTTTACTAAAAAAATTCAAGAAGAAATTTTGTCTGGCGAAACTGCTTCAATGAAAGCAAAGACAGATGTAGCGCAAAGACAAAGAGACATATTGTTTGCGGACTCTGAATATAAATACGAACAAACAAAAGCAGCCAGAGATCCTAATGACAAAATAGGTCAGTTTTTTGATGCAGTAGGTAAATTTGGTCGCGATTCTGCTATTGAAGCAGCAGTACTTGACAATAATCCATCCGTAAAAGGCAAGCTTGTAGCAGAGGCAATAGGTTCTACGGGACCTGCTCTTTTGGTTACAGGCGGTACGTCTGCTCTTGGTTCCAGACTTCTTGCCGCAACCACCCTGAAAGCAGGGACTAAAGAGGTTGCTAAACGAGGAATTACATCGTCGACTATTGGTCTTATAGAAGGCCAGGGTGCTTACAATGGAGCAATTGCTGAAGTAAACGCAATGACTCATGAGCAGCTCATGAAGTCTCCTGATTACAAAGCCCTTATTGATGCTGGTTGGTCTGAAAAAGACGCTAAGATTTATATTGCAGATAAAGCTGGTGTTAGAGCACAGCTTATACAAACAGCTCTGGGTACTGCTGCAGGCTATGGTGTTGCAAAATTTGAAGCAGCACCTTTCAGTAGAGCAGTCACTGCCAAAAATATTAAAACAGTTGCTTCTCAAACAATCGAAGAAACATGGCAGGGTGCCACGGGTCAACTATCCTCTAACCTAGGTATAAGAGAATACGCAGATCCTAACAAAAACCTTACGGCTGGTGTTGGTCAAGCAGCTACACAAGGTTGGATAGGCGGTATGTGGTCAACACAGATCATTACTGCTCCGCCTTTGCTTGCTCACGCAGTCGGCAAAGTTGCTAATAAAACAGGATCTATTGCAAAGTACGGCATTGCAATTCTAGCTGATAAGCAAAGAGCCAGAATGGAGCAAAGAGGTCCTCTTGGCGATAAGGCTATTCAGGAAAGCATCACTATTTTTGATGACATTGTCACTAAAGCAAACGGCATAGCTGTAGACAGTCAAGAGATTCTCGCCGCTGAGCCAGGTAGCATTGAACCTGCAGCTTTGGACGAGCTTCTAGCAAATCTAGAGCAGGTCAAACAAATTCCAGATGTCTTTATTGACACTGAATCTGACGTTTATAAAGCACGCACAGAAAAATTCAGTGACGATGTTATCCCTGGTTCCAGACTGGCTACACTCCAGAATGTCCTAAAAAAACTCGTTGCTGATCCTAAAAGCAAAGACGCGTATAAAGACAGTGATCAACTGATTGCTGCATCTGAATTTGCTGTCGAAGAATGGGCTGCAGTTCAGGAGTTCAGAGATACTGTGCCTGACTTTGATCTAGAAGCTGCGGCAACTGTTGAACCAAATACCGCAAAGCCTGAGCCCACAATGGCTCAAGTAGCTAAGATGACTCTGGATAATCTTTTGCAAGGACGTGCCTTTGTTCAAGGCATTGAAAAAGCAAATGAAGTCCTTAACACATCTAACAAAACGAGCGCCACGGTTCGTGATGTTATGGAAAACCCTGTTGGCACCAAAACAGAGAGACTGAACAACACAGACACCTCTAAGTTTACGCCAATTCAGCTCAAAGCACTTGAAGTTGCTAAGGCTGCACAAGCGCCTGGTGAGTCAAAAACAGGAGCTACACAGAAAAGCCTGGAGCAAACCGATAATACTACGGAAGAAGTCAGAAAACAGCTTCTTTTCCAACCTACCAGTCAGCCGTATCGTGAAGTACCTTCTGTTAATAAGCTTTTGTCCATCATATTCAAAGGTGCTGAAAGAGCGTCTAGAGCTTCTGATGGTGAAGCTAAGTCTGAAGGTATAGAGTCTTCAGTTGCGGCAGAGCGTTTGCAGAATCTGGTTCAAAACCAAATCAACAAAGTAAATGCTGGATTTGAGTCAGAGATATTTATTCCACTTAATCCTGGAAAAGACGGTAACATAAAATACGAAACTCTTCGTCAGGATGGCGGTGGCTTTTCGACAAAAGAAGACGGCAATGCTATTTATGTTAACCCTAAAAATGCAAGTTCTTTAGAAACGTTTCGTCGTGTCATTGATGATACGAACACAGGCATTCGCGTGTTTAATGAAGCTTTGAAACAGTTTCCTGAGCTGTTCCCAGAAGGCACAAAACCATTCACGGAAATAGCTGCAAGATCTGCTCCGGAGGTTTCTACAAAAGATGTCCCTAAGAAATCTAAAGATAAAAAAGCCAGTCAAGAAACCGCTGATCGGAACAATACCGATGATGGCAGGGATAGTTCTGTTCCTGGTTCCACTGCTGCTTCTGTTGCTAAAGACAATCTCACCAAGGTAGGTTCAGATGTTCTGAGTCTTGATGAGCTGTTTGGTGATCAGCCTCTTACGACTATAGAACAAGCTCTTGATTACCTGTCGTCGCTTAAAAATCTGACAGCTACTCAAAAACAAATCAAACTTCTCATTGAGAAGAGTGCTGTATTCAAGCTGAATCCAGACATCAAAGTCAGACAGGGTACTTCAGCAGAGGCTGTCTCCAAATCAGATGGTTGGTTTGACCCAGCTAAAAATGAGATCGTTGTATTCAATGACTCTATTTCTGATTTGCTGCATGAGATGTTTCATGCTGTCACATTAGAGGTTTTGAATCAAAACCTTCTTAAAGTGGAAGCACAAGGAGAAGCTCGTACAGACGCTGAGAAAGCTGCTCAAGAGCTTTGGAACTCTGCTCGAGGCTTTCTCGCTTTGGAACCAGAAAACGCTACCATGGAGCGCGTCCAAGCTATTATGGATGCATTGATTGATGACAACGAAGACCGCGGCGGTATTCAAGGATACGTGTACGCAATCAATGAGTACATGTCTTATGGTCTGACTAAAAAAGAAGTGTCAGATCTTAAAACCGAAAACGAGTATGCACGTCCTTCAATTGCTGCGGCCGTTAAAGTCTTCATTAAACGTATGTTCAATGTAGGCCCTAGTTCTTCTATTTTTGATGAAGTCTATATGCGGTCAAGCATTCTGGCTCTTGATGAGACAACCGCCAAAGCTATTCAAAAAATCAAAAACAAGGCTGCTAAAAAAGAAGCCAAGAAAGCACCAAAAAAAGACCCTATCCCTGTTGAGACAGCGGCACCGATTGAGGAAGCCACGCAGCCGAAGGCTGACGTGGCTGACGAAGTTGCCGCGGTGGATTCTGCTTATATCACCCAGAGTGAATCTGCTGTTGCTGCTGTCAAGGAAGCACGAGATAAGACTCGTGAATTGCTAAGTAAGCTTAATTTCAAGTTTGAAGATACTTCTGACGTTAGTCTTTTGAATCTTGAGCGTATTGCCAGTAAATACATTACAGGTCTTCATAACGATGACCCAGTATTTTTGGATGAAGCTTCCAGAGCTCTTTCGTATGCGCTTTACACAGACATAAATGAATCTGTGAAGGTTAAGATCCCACGATCTGTAATCGAGACATCTCTTCGTAGCTGGCTTGAGACCGGAACTCCTCCGAAAATCGACAAAACAGTTTGGACTGCCATTATCAATTCACTGAATAAATTGATGTCATTTTTCAGTGGCAAAGAGTTTGTTAACATTGAACGCGCACTTGCAGACACAATTACAGGAATCACTACAAGCCGCGATTATTCTTTCAAACCCCAGGCTGGGTTTGAGAAACTAGTCTTCCAAAAAGAGATGGGTAACAATCCTCTTGCAGTTCAAGTACTCACATCTTTGATCAAATCAGGGCTGAATTTTACTCTTACTGGCTCTGTGGCGTATGCAGACCAAGTTCCTATATACCGTAAAGCAAACAGCCCGCTGCATGATGTAGATCTGCTTTTTAAACCTGATGATGTGGATGCAGCATTTGAATGGTTTTCAAACGGAGACCCCGAAAATTGGGGTGATGCCAAGACACTTTATACATTTACTCCAGGTGGAGTTAAAGTCATAGGTCTTGCGGTTGTGCCTGCTGGGTATGAAATTAGAAACGTTAGCTCTACTTGGAATGTTAAGGCAAACAATCCTCAGCGTAGTTATGATGTGCATGACAAAAAAACAGGCGAAAAAGTAGGCAGCTACTTTTTTCTTCGTGGATCCAAAGAAACATTTGAAGGTATCGCAGGTATTACTATTGATTTGATTGCAGAGGTTAGAGAGTCAAAAATACCTCAGACATTTAATCATAACGGGAAATCATTCACTATAGACGTCTCTAGTTACGTTGGTGGCTTTGCTGCTAAGCTGAGTATGCTCCGTCCTAAAGACGTAGTTGATTTTAAAGCTGTGGTTCCTCCTGTTAGACAGGTTATCAGTGATACAACCGAAGAAACAAAACCAACTGCTGTCAAAAAAGATGAACCAAAGTTTAAAAGCCAAAAGCGCGCTTTTATTGCAAAACACGAAGCTATGGAAAAGTTGCTTAATAGGCAGAAAAACAGAACTGATCTGAGCGATAAAGGTAAAGAAAAGCTTAAAGCAGATCTGCTTGTTTTAGCTGAAAACAAAGTTCTTTACGAAGCATACAAAGCTGATCTTGAAATGGGCACAGACACTCAGCCTGTTGATCCAGTAGTTACTAATACAACAACACCATCTGCTAAAGCCGTTACGCCAACAATCGTTAAAAAAGACGAACCAAAATTTAAAACCCAAAAGCGCATTAGCCGTGCAGATCTAAAAACCAATCCAGATACTTTGTATTTGTTTGGTGATAACGACCAAGGCAAAGGGTTAGGTGGACAAGCAAAAGAGATGCGGGGCGAGCCTAATGCTGTAGGTATACGCACCAAGAACTCTCCTTCTACAAAACCTGAAGCATTTTGGTCTGACGATACTTACGAACAAAACAAAGAGAAGCTCAATGAGGATTTTCAGCGTGTTGTAGATCATATTAAAAATGGGGGCAAAGTTGTCATCCCTCAAGATGGTCTTGGCACAGGGTTGTCTGATCTATCTAATAAAGCACCTAAAACACTGGCGTACATAGAAGCTGTTCTTGTTCGCCTAGAGGCTTTGAGTCAAGGTGCTGTTCCTAAAGCAGCGCCAACAGTTTCTACAACTAAATTGAATTCTGCAAAAAGCAGAAAAGATTTACGCTTTGGAGTCACTCGTTTAAGAGACGCTGAAGGCGAGCTTTCAAACAATTATACAGTCGAATTTAATCCTGAATGGACTGCTCGTATTGAGAAGCTTATTGCAGATGACCAAGATCCTTTTGGTTCAAATTCTTATCTAAACAGTTTTCTCAATAAAGAGGTTTTTGCTCTTTTTGAAAAAGGGAACACTAATTCTATAGACCCAAGCGGTGGTGAATTTTTTAATGGTAAATTTCATTTTACTACAAACTGGAATTCCTCAGACGCCAGTATTCAAGAAGAATATTTCAATCCGTCTCCTGATAATCTAGATTTCTTCAAAGAGGGTACTTCACCTAATAATACGATGGAGACTCCAAACGAATCTATTTCTTCTCAAGAAGAAAGAATGGATCAGCTTGGAGATCAGGTTCTCAAAGCTGAGTTTGAGATCATTCCTGGTGAAGAGAATACGTATGTTGCTACGTTTAAAGACAAACAGCTTACTCGAAAATTTGAGGATGCAGATCAATATACTGCAAGTGTTATGGCAGCGAATAAAGATCTTCGTAATCATTTCGAATCAGTAGTCTTGTCTGCATTCGATGAAAGGATTGCGGAGCTTTTCCCAGAAAACACTCAATTTGATGAGCTAGAATGGGGTGGAGATTCTTTTACTTTTTACGCAGATCAGCAGCCGTTGATTAAAGCAGCGCCTACCGAGGATGTCGCGCCGACATCCGAGGCTGCTGCGTCAACGCAAGAATTCACTAACAACAACCCTCCTCCTCTTGACAGTGATCCTAGAGATCAACAGTCGCCTGCCCAGGCTACGCCTGAGCCGGCTCCTGTTGAACAAATTGCCATAGAAGCCAACGAAGAAGATCTGGCAGCTTTGGCAGAACAGGCTGCGGCTGACTTTAAAAGACATCAAACCTCTCTTGAGGAAGATGCCAAGATTGTTGAAAACGAAGAAGAGCAGGCTAAAAAAGAGCGCCCTCCAGCTCTTGATTATCTTAATGATACTCTTGTCAAAGACATTGATGGTAATTCACCATTTACAACTGCATACGAAGTACGTCCTATTCTCCAGCCAGGAGAAGACGTTATAGATTTAGTCAACACAACTGACTACGAATACAAAGTTGATGATCTGGTTGTTAAAAGCCTCAGAGCAACAATGAGGAATTTGGAAGAGGTTGCTGAAAACGTTCAGAAACGTCTTTTAGATCCAGAAAATAAGCTGAATCAACCCTATAGTGGGAAGATACAATCAACGTATTTTGATCTGCTTAGACAAAACCAAGAAGGAACTATTGACGAGAACAGTAGAGATGTTCTTAATCTTCCTATTGGTAGAGCCCTCTCTATCATAGAAGCAGAAAGCGTAGACGCTCCTCGCTATGATGAGCATCTTTTGAGACTAGCTACATTGGCTGTTCTTGATTACCTCATGAACAATTCTCGTTCAGGCGGAATCTACAAAAATAAAGACATCATTGACGTTCTTAACCTAGATCAGAACGATCAGATCACAGGCGTAATGCGGGAAGTTGCCAATCACGGTCGTGGTATGGGTGACGTCATTGAAAGCGTAGGCTTGGCTATCAGAGAGTTCTGGGGAGCAGCTCCTGTTAAAGGAGTGTCTACAACTCAAATCAAAGGAATTTCAGAAGGCATTGCCGCTGAGATTCTTGATGTCATGAACACAATGAGTGATCCTGCTGATCTTGAGACTATGTGGGTTAGTAGAAAGTCTACTGAAGTAAGAAGAGACGGCCGTGATAACCAAACGTTTATCACTTATAAAATAGGCCCTGCTTTTGAAAAGCTATTTGGTTCTTCAAAAACGATTCTTCGTGACACACTAATTACTCCAAGAAGCGAAACAATCGAGTCGCAAATAGGTAAGCGTTTCACTGTAAGTGAAATGCAAAATACGCTGAAAAAAGATAAGAGAGTAATGCTCTCTGATGAAAAATGGCGTTCAGGTAAAGTCCAAATGGATACGCCATATGGCGTCTCAACTGCCATGACTAGAATTATGAATACCCTTGGTAAAGAGGGTATGAAAAAAGCTCTTGGTTATGTGGATCTTTCAGACCCAGATAAGTTCTGGAATAGCGAACACAAAGCTTCAATAGAAGGCCGCAACCTTAGTATTGAGTATGCGATCGACAACACAATTGATTTTGGTAAGCGCGTTGCTGAATGGGCAGAAAAAAACAACAAGACTGTTGAAGAAGCTGAAATCTTTTTCAAGATTAAGATTTCAACAAACGGTCGTTACTATCAGCAAGGGTTCAATCCACAGAACGACAAGCTTGCTCGGGAGATGTTTGCAGCATCCAGAACAAAGGTTGATCTCACAGACCCAGAAGCATTGCTCTTCCTTAAAACTGCTGTTTTGCAGGCATGGGACAACGGTTATAAAATCGAAGACCTTGGCCCAATTGCGTCAGCTGCAGTTGTAGATAAGCTTTTGAACGGCGAGACAATTATTGATGAAGCAGGTAACACTGTAGTCACGCCAGGTATTTTGAGAGCTGTTGTTAATTCTTTAAAAGTAAACGGACCTGAGACAGCTAACGCTATTGTTAAATTTACTGCCAGTAAAGACGTAGAGCAATCAGCAAGATTGCTTAAAGCTCTGGATCTGCTTGCTCAAGTCGAGTTGGCGCAAGAACAAGGCCTAACTGAGCTTACTACAGATCTGCCTTTGGAGATTGACGGTAAAACTAACGGTCCAGGTACGAATGCTGTTCAGAATATCATTGAAAGATTTACTGTTGCTGAAATGGAAATGAAAAGAAGAATCGGTCTCTTTCATGGGGCAGGTTCTACAGATCCACAGGACATTCAGACATACACAAAGTTTAGAACACAGCATCAAAACAAAGGTCCTTCTGCAGATCTTTACATGGCAGTTGGTGAGACGATGTCTCACACAGTCATGGATCTGCGTAAGAGACTTATTGAAAACGTAGGCGAAGGTCGTACTGCAGCCAATCCTATTACTTCTAAGAATGCTGTTAAAGCTCTTGATACTATTCTTGAGTTGTTTGCTGAAGTCGGTGATGTGGTTATCAATCCGCCAAAAGACGCAAACACCCCTGGAAGCATCTCCATTAAGCGCGCAGGTACCAAGCAACCCATCACAGCTTCTTTGTATGGTTCTGGTGCTGCAGCCATTGCTGCGAGCCTTCTAAACGCTCTTAACCAAGTGATAGCAGCTGAGATCACTGACAGCATGGCCACGGGTAAAACTGACCGTATTAGGTCTATGGCTCAAAAAATAGATCTTCTTAGTAGTATTCGCGTCAAAGAATTTGAAGGTTCATACACTGCTTACGATTCGCAGAATATGAACGTCACTAACAAAATCATGACGCTTAACAAAATTATTGCTCAGTTTGATAACTCAAATAAGCCTACTAAAGAACGTCAAGAACAAATCAAAAAGTATCTTGCTATTTATAAGATGCAAAATGTTCAGTTTCATAGACTGAGAGATAACATAGCTGCTCTCTATGTTTTGCCGTTTAAAGAAGCTCTTTCTATGAATGTCGGCAGATCAGTAGCTGTAGCCAACAATGCTCTTTCTAAAGCTGCAGGCCATCACGGAGATCTTTACGCAAGAATTGTTAATGATCAGTTGTTTGAATTGGTTCGTGTTCAGAGAATTCCTATTAATGAAAGAACCAAAGAAGAGCTGAAGATAGACAGCACTAACTTTTTGCGTAAAAATGAAGAACTCTCTGTTGAAAGCTTTAATAAAGTTTTGGATAAAAACAGAAAATTTGCGCCTATCATAGACATGGGTGCGACTGTTTTTGATCTATCCAGCAAAGATAGTGAAACTACTACTGATGTAAAAGACAGACGAAAGCAGGCCCTGGAGTATAACAAAAAAGCACAAGAAGAAGGTGCACCATTTAGAGAAGCTGAGCCTAGCTTTACACCTAACGTTCAAATGCAAAACAAAATGACGCCTTTCTCTAGAAGGCCTACTGTTGCAGGTGCTGGTGTTAAGATTTTGTCTTATCTTACCATTGCCGGCGCTGACGTTTTTCTTATGAATGGCGCTTTTAATGACCCACGTTTTCCTTCAGGAATTCTCGCAGTACATGACGGCGCAGAAGTAGGTATTGATCCTGCAAAATTGAAAATAGCGTCTCAAGTAATAAACGAGGTTATTTGGAATTCATGGCAGACTAACACTATTGAATCTGTGCTTGCTGATCTAAAAAATCTTGAAGAGCTCGATTCTCAACTTAGAGAGCTTGGTGCTTATGGAATGATGACTGCTGGTAAGAGACCACAGCCTCTTATGGCAGCAATTGAAAGAGCCAAAGCTGATCTTCAGGGCATGGCAAATATGAGAGAAGCTCGTATCATAGCCATGGATAAGGTTGCTGCTACAGTAGACGGTGGCCCTGGTGTAGGCGCTCCTTATGTAAAAGAAGGCAAGGAATTCGGCGTAGGCGAAGACCAAAAAATGGTCGACTACCTTAATGAAGAACTTGATTCTGCTCTTGAGATGATTGAAGCAGCCCAAGACTTTAATGCTACAGAAAGAGCAGAAGGCAAATTCCTTGAAACTTTTGAAAAAGAGGCTGTAAACGGATCTCAATTCAGAAAGTTATTTGAAGCTTCTGAAGATAAAAGCGCCTCTGCATTTATAGCTATTCTTGGATCTCAAATTAAAGACCCAAGACAACAAGCTACTTTTGATGACATGGTTCAGTCTAGAGCCATGAAAGAAATTCTAGCCGCCGGACTTAAAATCAATGTCCAAAAAACAGCCAATAAACCCGGAGAATACTTCAGCAAAGAAAAAGTTCTCAATATAAGAAACATGACGGTAGAAACAGCTTTGCATGAACTTGTTCACGCAACTACTGTTTACCAAGTCATGGCTCACTTTGCCGATCGAGAAGGTGACACAAACAAAGATCGTGTCATGGCGATTAAACGTCTTGAAAGCCTGATGAATGATTTTCTACTTCGAGACCTGAACCCAGGCAGTGCAGAATTTACAGTTCAAAAACTCCTTCAAGGTACTTTGGATTTGAATCCTGAGCCTGAAATAGGTCTTTCATTGGCTCTTCTTGAGTTCATGGCTTATTCGCTTAGTAACCAACAGCTGATTAATCGCGCTGCTAAAACTCAAGCCACTGACGTGATGTCTATTGCTAGAGTAATGGGTGAAAAGGTCATTCAGGCGATGCGTCGCTTGCTTGGATTTACATCCAATAAAGTCTTTGATCACATCAGGTTTAATACCAAGATTATTATGCAATCTGGCATTAACAATGTCATTGAAAGCAATCTTCAAAACAGAAACACTGTTCTTGATCAGATACTGGATAACGCAGTAGACCTTACGTCTCCTGAAGAAACCAGAAGAATGGAGCTTCAAAGGCTCTTTACTAAGCAAGTAGACGCTTATCTGTCAGAAAAGAGAGCTAACAATTCTATTCTGGAAAACGACACCAGAATCGCTCAAAGACTTGCTGAGTATTCAAGTGCAGAACTAGAGTCCATGAACGCTCTGAGTCGTCTTGGAGCAGCTGGGTTCACTATAGAGAGCGCGCAGGACGTGCTTCTGTTTAAGTCTCTTCAGGCCATGTTCTCGATGGATCTCAAGCTAGACAAGCTAGCTCGTATTGAGGCCCAAAAAATATTTGAAGCTGTCTCAGACAAGCTGTCCCCTGAAAACTTTCTTAATGAGATGGGGACTACAGGCCCTGAGGCTACTCAAAGCCAGGAACAGCGAGCAGAGAGGATGTATCAAGCCGTTATCGGTTTGCCATTCACTGAAGCTGAGACAGACATTGTCATGAAACCTGGGTCAGACGGCCGCGGTATGAGCGACAGATTGTCTGTCTTCTTGGCTCTCTCTCAAACCAGTCCTGAATTTAGAAATGTGTTGGGAGCAATTGATTTTGATTCTCTGAAGCTCAATACAAATAGCTCAGAAACTGGCTTGGATGGTGTTCTCACTAACATCACTGAAAAGACAATCAACACAGTCAATGCAAGAGTCATTGGATCCAATACAGCAAACCTTTCAACAAAAGTAGGTTTGGATATTCTAGCAGAGCAGTTGCTTCAGTATCGTGCTGAAGCTGCCATGGAAATTGAAAATCAAGGCTCAGGCTTGCTCAATAAAGCAAACGCTGCTGTCAGAGGCGTACTTGATAAGTATGGTGTAAATGGCGCAATTGATTCTGCTGCTGACTTTTCTACCCAGCTTTTGAATAACCCTGCTGTTCCAAATTCAATTGTTAACCTGCTTTCAGAAATCCGCGGCATCACAGACGACACAAGACTTGTCTTTGAAAAAGTAAAAAAAGCAAAACAAGAAATCTCTGTTGTTCGTCAGGAGTATGTTGAACGTGTCCCTAAGATTATCGCAGGCAAATTCTCTGAAGGTTTTAGTAAAGGCAAAGCGTCAGATACAAATAAAACAAACGCTACACGTCTTGCTGCAGACTGGACGCACATGTTTAACGGCTTTGGTAAGACTGACTTGTCTGTGCTTATTGACACTCTTGGTGAGTCTTCTGCTTTGTCTCTTTTTGGGAATAGCTCTGACAAGCAGACTCTTCGTACTAACAATATCAAAGATTCGAAAGCCCGTGTCTTGGCGTCAGCCAAGGCACTAGGGCTTTCGGATCGTTTGACAGATAAAATCACTAAAGCTTATTATGCTAAAGCCAAACAGCTAGGTAAGTTTCAAATTGATTACACGCTAGGTGACAATCTACTTACGTCAGCGACTTCTATTATGGGTCTTTACAATGAAGGTGGTCGTGTTGGCTCTATTACTGTAGCTGAAGAACTTGAGCTTAAAAAAGCTCTCTTTAAAATGTATGAAAATACAAATGATCAGCTTTCTTTGATCAGAGCTATTGATGAGCTTGCTAGTTTAGAGGCTGTTGATCAGCTTCCAAAAAGAACACATCAACGTCTTGCCAAAATCATAGCTAATGAAGGCTCCGGTGTGAAAGACGCCCTCTCTTATATGGTCGAACTGCGTAAACAAGAAAACGAAAAAACTGATCACAGAGGTGCCAGAATCAATGGCATCAAAGGTCATATGGAATCTACTGCCAGAAGAAAATATAAAGTCATTATTGCTTATGATAGTAATCATGCAAATCTTATAGAGAATGGTTACACCAGGATCCGTCCTTATAAAGACCCCATAGGACAAAATACAGGCAGAGCTTATTACTTCTCAGCGCATCAAAAGCTGGCCAACTACAACCAAGGCGGTATGCAAACTGTTAAAGATACCTTCAGCGGTATTGATCCTAGAACAGGTCTAGTAGTTGGTTCTAATACTACTGGTGGTCTTATTAAAGGACTTGAAGCTGCTAGCCTGAACAAGCGTATGAAAGAAGGAAAAATCACGTCTAAAGATAACGTGCTTCCTAGATTTTCAGACGATGGAGTGCTCATTGGATTTGAGCAGTTCCTGGCGCCAGACATGATTGATATGCTTCAGATGTCGACTAATTATGCAGAGTCGCTAGGTAAGTGGGCTGGTCGTATTGTAGAAGAAAAAGCGGCTCTTGGCTTTAACATGGCTAACATAGACGCTCTTCATGAGACGTGGGAAAGAGACGCTGCTCTAGGCAGAGAAAATGAGTATGTGGAATTTGGTTTTGAAAGAGACCCAAATACCAATGAGCTTATTCTTACAGAGGATCTGAGAAACGATCCTGTCTGGGAAGACTCGTTCCGTCTTATACCTCCTGCCGCAAGAGACTACGGAATTAATAAATTTGACGGACCTATTATGATCCGCAGAGATATGATCAATAATGCTCTTGGGTTTAGATCTGCTAGTATCGCAGATATCTACACAGGCAGAACACGCTGGTCTAAAGAGATCCAGGACACGATGAAGGACATCTTCCTTCTCACGCCTTTCTTGGGTCCTGATATGCTTAAGTATCTCACGACAGCTGAAGACACTATTCAAACCATAGTGTCAGAAGTGAAACATATTATTGTTGTTAAATCAGGTATCGTTCTTGCGGCGAATACCCTTTCTAACATTGTTCAGCTTGCCGGCCGTGAAGTTCCTTTGACGTACATGGTTAAAAGAACACGTACCAAATATGCTGAAGTGGATCAGTTCAAGAAAAACGAAGAGCGTATTATTGATCTTAGATACAAGCTCTATGCCTCTAAAAGTAAAAGAGAGGTTTTGGCTCTTCAAAATCAAATTGAGACTATTCAAGAAGCAAGTAAACGACTCTCGATCTGGCCACTTATTGAAGCCAACCAACTGACAACAATATCAGAAGGCCTGACTGACTCTGATAAGTCATACATGGATGGCAAGTATATGGATTGGGTTGAGAAAAAAGCGGCAGAGCTACCTGGCGCACTCTCGACTGTTGCGAGATATGCGATCGTGTCTAAAGACACGGCTCTATATAAAGGCCTCAATCGCGCAGTGCAGTATTCTGACTTTGTTGCAAAAGCGATTTACTTCGATTTCTTGACTCAAGAACGTAATACAAGTTCTGAGGAAGCCTTGAAAAAAATCGATAGTGAATTCATTAACTACGACCTTGTGGATAGCCGCGTAAGAACAGCTTACGAAAGCATTGGTCTTACTTGGTTCATGAACTTTAAACTGAGATCCATAAAGGTTGCTTTGGACCTTATAAGAAACAACCCAGCAAGTGCTCTATTGAGCCTTGGTACAGCAGGAATGATTGGTATGGAGGTTGGCTCACCTATGAGCGATAACCTACCTTTGGTGACAGCAGACGGCCGTCTTGGCTATTCTCTGGGTCCTGGAATGGTTCAGGCAAGCTGGAATCTTAATCCGTGGTTCCAGTTATGGGAAGCCATAGACTAAAGTTTATACGGTTTGGTCTGAATCAATATTGCTCTTGAGTAATACTTAGACAGAGTTCCAATAAAAGAGTCTTCAGTAACAAAGTATCCTGTTGGCTCTCCATCCAGGCCTATGGTTGTAGGTCTGATAACACCATTTGAATGAAGATACTGTTGACCTTCACTTTCAGTAGGGCTTGCCCAGTAACCATACTTGTTTCTGCCAATAGTAAATGAACCATACTCTGTCATTACGCTTTCTCCCATACATAATGCCAGATTCCTGCATGGTATCTTTGAAGCGAACAACGATCGTCGTCTTGATCTTCTTCTGAAGCGAAACAGTCATTCTGTAGAGCATACTCTTTTGCTCTCTTAAGATATTTTTGAACATTTAGATGATCAGGAATACCACTTACAATGATGTCTTTTTTGTCCTCTGTAAGTTCTACTTTGATCATCACTTGTTCAAGATGCCTGTTGTCAATTGCATAACCGTCAAAAAAACAGTAGTTAACAAATGTAGCTGTTTCTTCGTGGCATTCATAATCACCTTCTGCGTATTTAATTATGCGTAAAGAATTTTCTGTATTTGTCATCTCACTTTCCTTTTTTGAGTAATACTCTGTATGGGACTTGAACCCATATTACCTTGTTTAACTTTACAAGGGTCTTACCAATTAAATGAACAGAGTTTGGTGCTGGAGATCCGTACAAGCTTCACGTTCTCCAGCTGCCTGACGTTATCAGGCATGAGTAGTCTGCACATCACAGGTTGCCCCGCTTAACATCACAGACCTCAGCCCCACCCTGCTTGCACGGGACTACGGGACCACTCTTAATCAAGATCAATAGGATCTCGAAAACCTAAATATACAGGATGAATTGGCACTCCATATTGAGAGAGCCTCATATACTTAATTTTAATTAGCTTACCAGAAAGCTCTTCCCGACGATCCCAGAGCTTTTGCCCTGTATCTCGAGACATGCCGCGGAAGCTTCCTACTGCGAAGATTGCTCCGCTAGGCATTCGGCATACGAATGAACCAAGTGTTCCTCCTGCAATTCTACCGTCTTGGGCAGTGGAGCGCTCAGTTCGTCCAAGAGGATTTGTGAAGCCCTCATTATGATTATGAAGCAGTTCGTTAACAGCGACAATTTCCACCTCAATATCTTGGAAGTCTTTGATCTTGAGAACGTACTTTTCATTCTCAGTGCGCTTACCCGGCTTATAAATAGAATCTTCCCATCTTACGATGGTTCCATCCAGTCCAGGATCACGATCATTTATATCATGGAAAAGCATCAAACCATCCATGTCTTTAATACGAAGACCATGGACAACCATAACCATAGGGTGGTCTATTGCGTTTACTGTTGCAGCTACAACGGACCATCGATCTGAATATGGCAAAGACATATCTGAGATTTCATCAAACATATGATAAATCACATCATCAAATTCACGATACTTGGCAGAAAGAAGCCCATCGCAACCTTCAAATGAGTCACCGGCCTGGAGCTCCCCCTCAAAGACCCATCCGGAAAGGACGGCAATATCTTCAAAAATTGCCGAAAACGTTTCAATGATCCATTGGTTAGTGATTGGCTTCATCGATCGACCAAGGAACTCCATACCGCCTTGATTATCGCTGCGGATAATCATCTTCATTCCATCGATCTTTTTCTGAGCCAGACAAGGAAATGTGATCTTTTCTAAGTCTGCATTACAAGGCTGCATAGGCTTTGTGAATTTAATCATACGTCACCTAGTTAAATGGATCTGATTCTTCTTCATCAGAAGGCCCGTTAAACATTTTGTTAACAAAAGATTGCATTTCTGCTTCTGTTGAAAACTCCATAAGAAGTGATTTTTGTGTTGAGATCTCGTCTTCAGACATATAGTTTTTTAGCTTTGTCTGACGATCAAGGCACGCCTCTGGAGTTTCTAGCGCACTCATATAAATCGTTTCTTCAATTGGTTTGTTTTCCGTCTTAGACCAGTAAGCACACCTGGCTCTTTTCTGAGGACCCTTAGAAACCTCAATCAAAACCATCATTGGTGAACCTGATTTCATTACAACAACATCATTTGCTTTAAGATTTGTCATTCTTTTCTCCTACATAAATAAAAAGCCGCCCAAAATGAGCGACTTACTGTTTAGGTAAGATGGGGAGGTATGGCTGTAGGGACCACCACAACCTCCCCTGGATACCCTAATTGAGAGCTTAGGATACCCAATCTTAGTTCAGGTTGTCAAAGATGCTTTTTGCTTTTGGCTTTTCAGCAGGGGCTTCTACTTCAGCCTCTACAGCAACGCATATTTCAGCAACTGGTTCTTCACTTGCAGCTTCAACAGGTGCGGCTGCTTTAAACAAAGAACTCTTCTTTGGTTCTTCTGTTGCATTAATTGCTTTTTCTGGAAGAGCTTCTTCTGTGATTTTTGCATCAAGGAGAACAGATGGTTCTGGAAGTTGATAGCTTGTAACGTCGTTTTCCACGTTTCTCTTAACAGCGCCATCGCTTACTTCTTCAAAAGTAGTCATGCTGTTAATTGGCTTTGAAACGGACTGAACAGTCACTGGAACAGGTTCAATCGTAATGGCAGCAGTATGGCCATTCTCACCGCGGCCGGCTGTGAGGACTACTGGGAGCTCATCAGCGTCGCTTACTGGAACCACTGCCCGAATATAGTTTCGGATAGCTTCAACGATTTCGTTTTCTTCTAGGAATACTTGCACGTAACTTTTCCTTTGTTCTGGGTTATGCGTACTTGGGAGATTTTTCTCATTTTGAGAAGTAACTTTCCTCGGGGAGTAGATTGATATTTCAGCCATACATGGCTCCTGAGTTGCTGATAAATGGGCGGATACCCACTTCCATTCTCGGATTCTTTTTGTCAATGGATCTCACTTCGCAAGAGAATCCAGGCACGAAATGACAATTATCATCCTCTAACTTTCCCATTTCAACAAGAGTATCGACAAAATATTTATCTATAATGCTGACTACATTCATTAGATCACGTTTAATATTATTTTGTGGATACAGTAAGTAATGAAGAGATACCTTACCCCATAGCTCAGTTACATTGGGAAGAGCTAAAACTTGGTCTTCAATCTCTTCTTTGAATTTCACCTTAGTTGTATTGGCAGTTTGATAGTGCCAATTTCGGTAATTATTCAGATTAAGCCAATGCTTCTTTGTTGCTTTGGTATAGGTCCCATCTTTTTTGAGACGTGTCTTACCGCCTATGTAGAGAGGAAGAATGAGTTTGAGTTCGGGAGGTACTGGTCTATCTATAAAGGCCATAAAAAACCTCTTTGCTGGGTTACAGCAAAGAGGCTTAGTGTTCTTCAGTACTAAAGTCTACTAGCCGAAAAGTGACTTTGTAGCTTTAGGTGAACCAGTACCGCTCTTAGGAGCGCCACTTGAACCAGTCACTTCTTTGAACTTATTACGTGTCTGGCCAGAGTTTTTATCCCCCCACTTTGTGTAGAAGAGATCCGCTTCTGCAATATCTGCATCTTTTTTGAGTTCCAGATATGTCTTCTTGGTTTCAGTATGAAAATACTTATCGGTCTCGTTTACATCACGAGACTCATTCGTATCAACATAAGAATCACCAACTTTTTCTTGTTTATTTTCGGTAACTTTAAGAATAGCTGCGGAGACTTTTTTACCAAGGAGTGAAGTAATCACTGGCATGTTTTTGTTGACCTCAGACTTGGACTGAGAGTCCCAGACTTTAATCACTTTTTCTTCAACAGTTTGTTCCGCAAGCGGAAATCCTGTCGATACTAGACAAAGATCGTTGATTGTTTCAAAGCCTGGCAGCATACGTGTTTTGCCATCTTTTTCGTATGTGGCATCGCCATTACGATTAAAGATCCATGTGCGATCGGTGATCTCTTTATCACCATACGCAATGACTGTTACCACACACTTTGCCTGGGATTTGGCAGACGGAGTGACATAAGCAAGCTTGATGACACCGTCATACAAACCTGATTCAACTGTGAAGCTACCACCACCTAGATAGTCGACTTGCTCTTCAGCACCTGAGATATCAATATTCTTGAACATATCCATAGAAGTATTTCCTGTTTATTGGAGTTTCATTTGTGACTTAAAGCCACCAAAAAAGCTGCTAGCTTTAAGTATAAAACTTAATCATATGGTTCAGCAGCAGAGCCACATTATTATCCATGAAAGTCTCTTGCTCAGTAAAGAGACCCATTGGGCCACGGATTCTTTCACCAATGGTATTCTTAGTCAAACGTGTTTGGAAAATATATTTGAACCCAAGAAGTTGATCGTCAGGTGTGATATTCAACAAGCTCGAGCTGTAAGGTTTAAGGTCATCTAGCGACATACGCTTGGTAGCAACTACCGTTGAAAAATAGGACTCAATCCCATTGTTTTTCAATGAGCCTTTGATGGGAACAGAGACTCGATCGACAAGATGTGCGTTTTGTATACTTAAAGTATGAGCCAACATGATTACATGCTTGTCTGTAGACGCTACAAGCTGCTGCATGAGGATCTTGAAGTATTGAGCATACTCTTGCCATGCTTGCCGGCCGTCCTTTGCTGGAATGACCAACTGGCTCTCATACATGTCCATAAGAAACGTAAGAGAGTCGATGATGATTCCATCATAGTCAGGATTACCTGTCACCAGATCAAATGCTTCATTGACCTGATAAGGATCTGTGACGATCCCAGGCACAAAGTTATTTTTAAATGGCAGTGCTTTACCTGATTCTGTGTTTAGATAAACCCAGCGATCTTGGTTGGGTATGTCTTTTAGACTTGCAGATTTGCCTGTAGCAGACTCACCTCCAATTAATATAAGTTGATTATGACTCATAGTCAGATGTCCTCATGGTTCAGTTTTAGCTGTCTTACGTGCAACTGTTCTTAAGATTGTATGTTGAAGCTCATTGTCCGAGAGAGGATTATCAATCTTCTTATTGAACTCGATAACGCGAGATTCAATTTCTGGATAAAGCATCTTTGCATCGAACAGAGCCAAAGCGTATTTAATCATTTGGTTGTTTCGATTACCCATAACCATACGTTCAGCAAACCAACGTTCTAGGCTATTCAGGTCTTTGAGCTCAGTCATCTGAGATTTATGATGCTCATTTCGTGAAGTCTTAGGAATGAATCTGATTGGATCCAGAAGTGTACCTTGGATATTGTAGTGATGTTGGCCTAGGTGATTGGTAAGCCATTTACGCTCACGTTGGTTTGCCCCTTCATCTATCTCAAAAGGCAACCACTCCATGATGTTATTCATGAACTGTGTGTAGTCATCTTTGTTGAGATGGAGCTCATATTTCAGTGGCATAACGACTCTAAAACGATCAGGGCCTGTGCCGTCTTCTCTATGACGCTTAGTTGTGTACGTCATGAATGTATAATCACGCAGCATTTCATGAACCAGGTCACGAGAAGACTTACCGTCGACATCCAACACAATCATATTGAAGCCTTCGATAACGTTGTCACCTCTTCTGTGGTTCCCCACAAAACGATGGTTGCACCAATGGTAACCTTCAGCTTGAGTCATCAAGTGAAGATTTTCAAAAGGTTGTACTTCAGGTTCATAGTCAGATGCGTAATCTTCTGAATAAGAAAACATCATCTTGTCAAGATCAGTTTCATTCAGGGCTTCGCCAGAAAAGAATTCAATTCCTTCTGTAAAAGCCTTCTTGATCATGATATTGTTCTTATAGCCCCATGCGGTTGCAAGGGTCATGATTTCCTGACGGGCGGCGTTACCTGTTTTGTAATAAGGCAACGCTTCCGTCAGGTCAGCATGTGTGAGCTCTTGATCGTGCGCAGCAATGTACTTTGCCAGCTTTACATAAGCTTTCTCTCTGCTGAGTAGTGTCTTGAAGTCTGCTCCAGAAGATTCAACCAGGTTGATGGCATGATAGAGATTATCCATCAAGATCTCAGGAGCTTGGTCAATAAATCCAAATACACCAGCAAGCTTCAAAGCTTTAAAATAACGGTGGTTCAGTTCAGTTTTTTCCATCTCACAATGATCAGGAAGCCTGTCTGCTTCATTCTCACAAAGAATGCGATACTCGACCAATTCAATGGCTACATTGTCTGGCAGTGACATTGTCCACATATGGTTCATAGGATCAGCAAGTTGCGTGAATGACTTACTGATGACGTCAACCATCGAAGAAGAGTGCGAATCAATCAAGTCTTTGTAGATTTCTTCAGCAGTCATTTTATTGGAACTGCGCTCATGCACGCCCCACGCAAAAAGAAAGCGTCGGCTGTAGCCTGTTTGCAAGAACTCAAAAAACATGTCTTCAGTGTTACCACCATCCAGCAATTTGCTTGGTGTACCAAAGAGCAGCATGTTTGCTGGAGTAGGCCCATCAATGTCCTGGCCGCGGCTGTTATCTGTTGTATTCTTAGTAAGCTTTGCTTTGGTCTTACCTTTGTCAAAAAGCTCGAGAAACGTATTGAGAATCTCTGTGTTGGCCAGAAGGTTGGAACCAACCTCATCAATTTGTAGATTGATGGCGCCTGCGTCTGCTAGCAGTAGCTTCTGTCTGAGCTGTTTGACTGCAGGTACAGTACCACTGTCAAACGTATAAGGATAAGGCCCAGCTTGGGCATATTCTTTTTCTAGGCCCTGAAGCTCAGCAGATTGATCTGTATTTTTATAAATTGATCGGTTTGTTGAAAGCTTCAAAAGGTTCTTATCAGAGATTTCATTAAGAGTTGCTTCAATGAATCGGGTTTTAAATCCGTCCATGAAGTAGTCTTCGATAATGCTAACAGAATGCCCTTTACCAAAACCAGATGTGGCTAGACCCAGTGCATAAATGTTTACTGGTATGTCTCCGCGGTCTTTAGTCTTGATCTGGGCTCTCATAGTAGAAGCCATCTTTGCAAGAAAGTAAGCGACTTCGACTCTAAAGAAATTACGGTTTTGGTTCTGTGTCTTTTTGCAGATGATATTTACCATCTCTTCCAGCACAGGATGATCTGTCAAAGAGTCAAAGTCTCTCATTTCATTTACCCTAATTTTAATTGGATTTAGTTAGATGTACTCAAGTCTTTGAGTACAAAGCGGAGCTGCGTCACAATAATTACAACGCTTAACCTCACCAGGAGAAGTGATAACAATCCCTTTTCCTGCTTTAGTTTTATGGTTTAGTGCCTCAGCATAGTTATCAAAGTTCTTTGTAGCCCGAGCAAGTTTGTCTGGGTTAGCATAGTACTTATGGACATCCTCTGAACGCCAAAGCTCTTCATCAGTACAACGAATCATATCAGACTCGCTAGCAAAGCCTGCGTTCTGTTCGATCTCGTCTAACTTAGCGATGATGAATTTCTCAGCATCAGCTGGCTGATAAAGATTCACTGGCATTTCCATAACTGGATTTGGTGGATAGTTGTCTCTTCCTACATCACGCTGCAGCCAGTCTGTGAGAATGAAGTTGATGATACCCATATTGGATGTGATGATGTCTTCATTCAGCCATTTGTAACAAGCCATTTGTAGGGCGTAATCGCCTTTTTCAGTTTGATCCATTTTCATATAGCTGTAGACGCCCGTTGATTTGTTATCTTCAGGTTGTCCATTAATGACTTGATCAAATTTACCGCTGATCCACATTGTAGTTCCTGCAGAAGTTTTAACTTTACGGTAAGCCCTTTGCTCAATGTAGATTGGAATGCAGTCTGGTCTGTCTTCAAGCATCTTCTTAGTTGGGTTAAGCACAAGCTTGTCTACAACCCCCGAAGGAAAGCCAATGCTCTTAAGAATCACATCTTTATTTGGATTCTCAAAAGCAGCCTCAATGGCTGAATGAATTGCCTGACCAATGCGTGATTTAGTCAGTTTAATTATCTCAATTTCGTTATTTTTGTCTGGCAAACGATGACCCAGTATCAAAGCCTTAGTTGGCTTCAGTAGCTGAGTTACACTTAGTATTGGTAAACCGTCTTTTGGTGCACCAACTGGGATATGATCATAAGTATCTGTAGCCAACCAAAGTGCCATTGTCAGGTTCAAATTAGTTGAGTTAATGAGAGTTGTCTTGCCCATAGCCAGGATCCTATTCTTGGGTTTCTTCTTGGCCCTCAGTGAAATATGTGTGCTCGGACATCATGCCCATGTACATCAAATTAAGGACGATAAAATCAGCGATCTGATCTGTATCTACTTTATATTGTTCTTTCATTCTGAGCAAAGAAAGATTGCGAATATCGCCCAAATCTTTGGCGGTAATCTTACGCTTTTTAGGTGTGATCAGTACGTTTAGTTTTTGGCTTCTGAGTGTGGGATCTGCACCCTGCACTTTTGCTGGCTGAATAAAATGAATTTCAATGGTAGCCATATACCAATGGGTTTCTACGAAGGAGAGTTTCTTTTTCATGGGTTTACTTTCAGTGAATTAAGAAATGCGTAAACATCATCGTATGATGCATCGTTTTGCAGTTTATGTTCTTCAGCCCATGTTGGATAAAAGACTGAAACTGCACCTGATAACTTAACATCAGGATGTTTGATATCAGGATGCTTTTGCCATTGCACACATTCAACAATGTTTTGATTGAACCAGTTTAATACAGAAGCATTATCTCTAACTAAATAATACTGAGCATCATGGATCTGGCAAGAAATTCTAATTTCTGATTGAAGATCTCCTCCTCTTACGCGTTCCATAAACTCAGACGCTGCACGATTGTTCAGCAAGCCCCAGGACTGGCCTAAAGCATTGCCGGCCGTACGAGCCTCTGCTTTGGCTTGATGAGGCGTGTGGCGCTTTGTCATGACTACCTGATTGAGTATAGGTGTTCTGACTCGCAGACCGAATGCCGCAGTTACGTAACCTGTATTAGCTGCTTCGTTGATTTTAGCCTCAATGAAAGCATCAGATACTTTATAAAGCTCGTGATAGTTTATCTCAATTTGATCAGCCATAATTGCATCAAATCCGCAATTATTCATCAGTCCATGTCTAGTACCTCCATACGTTAACAAGAACGTTGGAGCCTTAGACATTTGCCTAAGCTCAGGATACTTGCTTTCGATAGAGTTGATGCTTGCTACAGAGCTTGAATCAATGTCTGGCATCTGGTCACCAAAGTATGAATGAGCTCTGAGACAGTGACCATCATAACCGTCAGTATAGACTTTCAGTTTGTTTGGATCTTTAGTTAGCAAAGCAGAAATCTTGTCTTCTAGCGAGTCAAAATCAAGACCAACAAAAAGCCAGCCCTCAGGTGCTTTGATGCATCGTTTGATGTACTTAGCCAGACGAGATTTAGAAGGTATGTTCTGCAAGTTTGGATTAGAAGAACTCAGTCTTCCAGACACAGTCCCACCGATATTAAAATTACCATGCATATAATAATTACCGTCTGGTGCTTTTCTGGCTCCTTCAAGAGCTGGAATAAAAGTCGACAGTAGAATGCCGCTGTCTTTGAGATCCAGCAAAGCATTAAGCAAGCTTAGAACGTCAGGATTTTTTGTATGGTTCCTTAGATCTTTGATATACTTACTTTTGGTAGATGGTGCACCTGAAGCAGTTTCGCCTAGTATAGGTAATCCAAGAAACTCAGGAGAATAAAGAAGCCCAGAAAGCTGCAAGTCGCTATCCGGATTAAACTCCAGTTTAATTTGAGAAACATCAGTACGCTTCTTTTTCCATTTGCTATGCAGTTCTTCAACTTTTTTCTCCTTCAGATAATAAGTGTAGTCTTTGACTACAGTATTATTGAGAATTGTCTGAACAGCAGTTTCTTTGATAACTGTCAGATCTTTTTTTGAAATAATTACCTGGTTCATATCAACAGGTAGACCGTTCAGTTGCATGTCTACGATATCAACAAGAGAAGGCAAGAATATCTGCCTGTATATTTCTTCCTGGTTTTCTTCCACCATCAAAGGATAGTTTTTGTTGTACACAAACCAAGTTGAGAAACAGTCAATAAGGTTATACTCAAGAAGCTCTGCTACAGGTATCTTGGTAACATCTTTGATTTCATCAACAGCATAGTTACCAGCAAACTCAACTGCCTGCTGCTTTAAGCCAAGCTTGTTGCCGGCACATGAGTTTGTGGCCAAATAACTGATAATTTTAGTGTCTTCAAAACAAGAATTCACAACGACATCATTAAATATAATGTCTCTTGAGCTATCAATACTTTCTGAAACACTCGCCAATTGATGAACCAATACAGTTAAATCAAAAGCTGCATTATGGAATATCAGTCTTAGCTTAGACTGTGTGCTATTCGAATTAATAGACCTGTTAGTTAGCCAAAAAATAAGTTGTTCTCGAACTTCATAATTATAAAATCCAGGAGCATGGTCTACTTGAAAAGCAATTCCTTCATTCTCATTCCAAGCAAACGCGATAGAAGCTATGCCGGCGTCATGCATATCCAAACTAAATGTCTCAATGTCACAGGTTAGATTTTGGATTTCTGAAATTGAACTTAAAGCATTTCGAATTTCTTGATATGTTTGTGGGTAATAACAAAATTTAGTAATGTTCTTGCCTGGATCCACATAGACTTGATTACGATCAGCAAGAAGAGACTGCATGGCAATCTGAATGCCTTGCTCAGTTTTTACTGGGTCATAAAATGACATCTTATAATTAGGCACATAAAGTACACTGATGTCTTGATGATCTGGAAAGTGAGACGTGGATGGAGTAAACAATGTGCCTACTTCTTCTGACGCTTTAGGTGAACCTGTCAGTGTCTTAAAATAATCTGGCTGGCTAACCAAAACATGCATAATACCGATGTCTTTGAGAATAGAAAGAAGCTCTCCAAAAAACGATCTTTGTTCGTCTACAGAAAGTGGTTTTCTTTTTTTGCCGTTTTTAGACATAGTATATGGAAGCTTATAAGCGACAGCTTCTTTGATTATTTCTGGGTCAGCACCCACATGAATAAGACCATTATCAAAGTAGCTTTTTTTCATCTCATCATGATTAAGATCATAAGCGAGAATCGCTATTTTGAATTCTGGATCATGATGAAATGTGATGTATTGCATTAGGTGGTAATCCTACGAAAAAGAAATCGTTTAAGAGGTTCATTGACACGATCGTAATGAAGAAAGAAGTTGGACTTCTTTGAATCATCACGACTGTATTTCAATTTTGTTTTGCCAACAGGATCGTTTGCTTCAATGAAATTCTCAAACACCTTAAGGGAATGAGAAAACGTTGATAGTTGGTCTGGCATATTGGCTACATACTCAACAGGATTATTTGCAAGGTTGCTTAACTGAGTCAGAAAATGAGCCATGTAAGTCATATACTGAGGTATGTCTGTCCGGTTGTCTTTAAGGTATTGAGCCTTGTCTTCGAGTTCAGGAGCAATTGGGCTGATACCTATTTGTTTGTATGTTGCACTGACAGCAAAGAGTTCAGACTTGTAATAAAACCCTAAGGGAGATCCGCCGTACTTGAGATGATTTTCATTTACAAGCTCTGCGGTCTCTGTAGCGACAAGAGAGTTTTCTTTTTCACCTAGTGTAATAAGAAGCTCCTTGTGAATTAAGCGCCCCATATTACCACCTATGTAAACATCTCTAATCTCTTTCATAGTAAATTGGTCTATTCCGGTGAACCACATTACAGATAAATTCCTCTTTTGTTTTGATGGATCCCTTTATCATAGACATACACTTTTTTCTTGGCCCGAGAGGCTCCAACATACAGCATACGGCGTAGTTGATTTGAATCAGTGGATGTAAAGATATCGTCCATGATCATAATTACAGAATCATAAGTCGACCCTTGTGCTTTATACACAGTGGCCGCTTCTCTGTTTCTAAGATCAATAAATGTTTCTTGTAGCTTGTAGAAAGCCCTCCACTGTTTATTATTTTTAAAATGTTTTAAAAGACGATCATATTCTAATCTGCTCTCAGGAACATAAACAGAAGTGCGTGTACTAGAGTGAGATGAGACATCTAAGCTATAAGCGCCTAGGTAGTTGTCTCTATCCACTTTGACCATTTCTGGCCCCAGAACGTTATGTACAAAAAGCTCTTCTTCAACACTGAAGCTAGTGCTAGGTCCTACAGAAAAATGGTTATTGCAGATCAAATATTCACCACCAACAGGATGAGAGGGCAGTCCTCTCAAATTTCTGATGTGATCATTATATCCAATTACAGTATTATTTGTGTATGCAAGTATCCTACAAGAGAGCTCTTGGTCGTCAGACTTTACGGACCCTCCGGGTCCGTAAATCTGATCGACCAAAGCTCTCAATTGGTCACCATCAACGTGCTCAATCTCTCCAGGAACTTCACACCAATGAGTGAGACTTTGTCTGTCTGTTCCGTTGACAATGTCTTTCCTGAGACGATCACATAGATCCATAAGCCCTGGCGATTCGGCATTGCGTACAGGTGTAGTAATTTCGTAATGGAGGTGTGGGTAGTCGGCTAGCCGTACAGCAGGGCTTAATTGCTCCATGACAGGAGCCAGTTGGTTCTTGTCACCAATGTAGATGATCTTGCAAGAAGAGTCAGTTGCTTCCTGGATCAGGTTGTAGAGGTTTTGTTCAATCATAGAGGCTTCATCAATGAAGATAATTTCATTGTCATGAACTCTCCATTTGTTATTTTTAGTCAGAAGTGTTTGACCTGTACTAAAGTCTTTACGCGGAGCCACTCCAAGAAAAGAGTGGATAGTAGAAGCAAAGCGTTCTGTTGCTTCAGAAAGTACAGCAGCAGCTTTGTTTGTCGTGCTAGTTAGGATGATTTCTTTTCGAGCGTTTTCATTCTTACCCATGGCAGCGTTGTAGTTTTTAATTGTTTGAAGCAGAGTGTCGGCAAGCTCTTTTGTAGTAAAAGTCTTGCCAACACCTGGAGCCCCAGTAAGAAAAAACTCTTTACTTTGACCAACAATAAACGCGGCGATGCTGTTAACTGCTTGTTGTTGATCCGCGTTCAATGTAGGTCGAGTCATTTTTAATCCTCGTCGTTAATATAAACCAACGTTCCATATGGAACTGTTGCGTTTGGGTTATTAGTACAGATCCAAATCAAAGGAACCGAAGGAGCTTTTGATGGAATGCTGACAAACATATCTGTGAAAATTACAACCGCGGTGGGTTCGTTTTTCTCGATATGTTTATAGATTTCTTTGAGGCAAGTACCGCCTCGGCCGGTGACTTGAATATTGTCAAATTCATCATCAGCTTCAAAGACATACTCTTCATGGATCTTTGTATCAAAGGTCACAAGCGTAAGCTTCTCAGGATTGTAAGTGTCTTTAATGTACTTAACTTCTGAGTTAAAACGAACAATGTCTTTCTCAGAAATTGAACCAGAAATATCAAGATAATAGATCAAATGATCCAAGCCATGAGAGTTAGTTCGGCCTGGTAAAATCGGATCGTCGTACCTTCGATTAATAGCTTTATAAGAATATTCTTGATCGGAAAGTGATTCAAAAAACATCAACAGAATTTCTTGCCAAGGAAGTTTGGGATTCAGAAACTTGTTGATCATTTGCTGGATCTCACCAGGAATAGACCCAGCTTGATTATTCATCTTTGCAATCGTAGCAGCATCCATGACGTTGCCTTGAGCTTTATTCTGGATCTGCGAAGGCGTCATACCTTTTGTAATGCTATCAGGCCCGCTCCCAGGGATAGAGAAATCTCCTCCCTGAGGGTTGTTAGGCATATTAGCTCCGGCTTCACGTTTACTGTGCAAGTCATCATAGACCTGCTCAGTAGTCATATTTTTATAAGCAGGATCCATCAAATAAGGGAAACCTGACATATCAAAATTATGATCTTGCAGCATGTTGTTGATCACATGATCAGCCGCGGCATTGTAGTCTTCAAAGTGTCTGTTACCTGCACGCAGCATGTGCTGAAAAGCAATGTGCCAGCCTTCATGGGCTAGCACAGTTACTCGAGACTTCTGGTTCAAAGACAAAAAGAACTCTGGGTTCCATGCCATAAACACACCATTGGTGCACGCAGTTGGAATGGAACGATCCCATTCAAATTCGATCGTAGCGATCAAAGATGACAGAAACCCTGAGTTCTTCTCAAAGAAAAGCTGCACTTTGGTTCTATCCAAAGCTTTGTTGAGAGTAATAATCTCACCTGCAGTCAAAGGCTTTTCAGATACAAAATCTGATGGATCGAAACTAGGCATAACTAACTCCTCAAACTGTGCTGAGATCCGTAATCATCTTCATGGCGTATTGACCAAATTCTGGAACTTCACGGTCGATGTTTTTAAAGCGTGTAATCACGCCACGACAAAAGATAACTTGGAAATCAGCACCAAAACGTTGAATGAAAGGTAGGATCTTAACAACCTCACCTTTAGTGACTTTGTTTGATGCCCAACAAATCGTTGCAAACTTAGCACTTGCTTCCGTTGGCACAGAGATTCTAGCATTCATTTTTGGATCCAGAAGATCAGCCCAATCAGGAATATCTTTTTGAACTTCACAAAAAGTCAAAAAGTCGTATCCAGCCGCTGCGCCAATCGTACCGGCTACTCGTGGTAGCATGTTTTCACGCACAATTTTCTTGCCATTAATCAGGCGATCAAGGAACTCCCAGGTCCGCGGACATGCATAAGTTTTGTCTGTGTGATCTGGTGTAAAGTTCAAAAGCATTGCTTGATTGAATTGAACATACGCAGTGATGCGATAGTCGATACCTTTTTGAGTAGCCCACTTAACCCAGTCTTTTGTAGAGACATTGAGTTCATAGTGAATAAGACGTGACTGAAGAGCAGTAGACATTTTATGAACTACGGCTTTGTCAGTAATCTTGTTACCACATGCAATTGTGTAGACGTTCTCATGAAGATTAAAGCTACCAACCTGACGATCCAAGATGAGCTTATAAGCAGCAGCCTGTACGGCTTTGTTTGCTGACGACAGCTCGTCAAGAAGCAGCAACCAACCATTCATTGCTTGTGTGGTTCCATCGTCCAGAGTACGCATAGGAAGCTCCTCACCCTCAAGTGGGAAGATATCAAAGGGCGTAAACGTAGCCTTATTACCATCTCGCATAGGGAAGCCCTGAAGATCTTCAGGTGTACACTGGCTCAAACGAAGATCGATAAGTTTTAGGTTAGCTTTATTAGCAAACTCTCTTGCTGCGTCAGACTTACCAATGCCTGGCGAAGAGGTAATGTAAGGAACAAGACCATTTTTAAGGCATTCAGCCAGCTCCGTTTGGAGCTGGCCGTGATTGATAGTGATATCCATGGGAGATCTCTTTTCTTGGGTTAAGTTAAAGGTCGTCTTTTTGAATTATTCTGGAACCACACCTGTTAGCGCAGTGCTCAGCTACATCATCAGACAGTCCTACTTTGTGGATTACACCTGATGGGTATTCTAAATGATAGATGTTGTGTTCTCGGCCGGTCGTCATTTTACGATAAATAGGGACAATCAATCTATTTCTTGGTTCGTCTGACATGCTTTTTGTCCTCGGTTGTGATGAGTAGTTTTGCAATTTTTGGTTCGTCTCTGTGTATGCGTTTAAATAAATGCATAGCAATACGGACTCGATCCAGATGATTGGCTATCTCAAGAGATTCTTGAGCTGTTCGATTTCTCACAACAAAGCTATGATGTTAGGAATATTGAATAGTAGAAACAAAATAGCAGCCCAAAGAATTATCGTTATACCTACTGTAATAAAAAAACCTTTACGACGGGACATACTTCATTCCTTTCGTTGCCTCTGCATAAATTTGTCGTATCAAATGTATTCCGGCATTTGGTGATGTGTCATAAAGCTCAGCACTAATTTTTCGTACAGCATGCAGCACTGTCGTATGGTCTGAGTGTCCAGTTTTTCTTGCAGCTCTTGGTAAGCTCCAACCAGATTCAACACACAAAAGAAACCAAAAATAATGTCTAGCAGCAACGTAGTTACTTTTTTTGGTTTTAATCTTCAGATCATCTAAATTCATTTTATGAATCTTCATGACTGCTTTTAGATGTTTGTCTGATGCGTCTTTGGCACTCTCTACAACAATCTGATTACAACATGGGCAAATACGTTGGTTCATATTATTCTTTCTGTTCGTTCATCATGTTCATGAGACTAGGCATTGATCTACTAAACTCACCACAATGCTCATCATCCTCAACCCTGGGTCTGAGATTATCAAACTGGACAAGTGTTTCTTGCCCAACAGTTAGATAGGACACATAGGGAATGGGAGGATATCTATAACAATGTCCCCCATAAGTGTCTCTTTTCTTCATGAACTCACAATTAGTACAAGTGCGATCATTCATCATATTCAATCTCCTCATGGTAATACGTCTTACTGTTGTGATGCTTTTTTGTAGCAATAAAGCCTAGCACATTTACAACATGATGCGGAGGTCCATACGAGAAAGAACCATTACTTTCAGTTACGCTCCAGATTTGAGAAGGTTTGTAGCCAAGCTCAATCAAATCAATTGGACGTCTGAAGTAATTACCGTTTTTATCCCGTATTTCTTCAAACGGAAATTCTCGATAATAGTCAGTCATGCCGCATCCCTCTGCAGAGCAGTCGCAGCCCCTTCGATAAAATCCACAATCCGCAACGCTTCAGACTGGTAGCGCCTGGATGTCACCGTCTGGCAATGCTCGCGGGCCTGCTTAATTGCATCCCCACCAATCCATGTCCTGCACCCTGCCGTGATGACCAGCCCGCCGAGAATGGAAGTCCACGCGAAATATTCGTGACCGTCCAAACGAGTGACACGAGCGAACAGGATTAGTCCGCCCAAATTAGCACCGCGCATATCGGCACCGCGTAGATATGCACCGACCAGATAAACACCGTTCAGATTGGCACCACTTAGATTAACATCGCGCATATATGCACCGCGCATATCGGCACCACGCATATCAGCACCGTACAAATTAACACCGCCCAGATCGGCATAGCTCAGATCGGCACCGCGTAGATATGCACCGCTTAGATCGGCACCGCCTAGATAGGCACCGCCTTTAAAGGCGACCTTTACAGCCAGCCCCAGCTTTACGCCCCAGTCTGCGCTTTTATTGCATTCGATTTTGGCGGTGAATTGGACCTCATGCGTCCAGCGATTTTTGATTTTGTAATGTTGTTCCTTGATTGTTTCAATCTCTCTCTCATCAACCACTTTATTTAGATCCTTTTTTAATTGGATAAAGAAGCGCCTCGAGCTCACGAATGTAAGCTACGAGGCGAAGAGTAGTCTCAGCATCTGGGTCTACAGCAAGAGCTGCTTTAGCGTCAGCTTCTATCTTATCCAGGTCAAGATTCATGACACTAGCTTAGAGATAAATAGCACCCCCAAACAAAAAATAATAAGCACCGCTACAGTGCCCATAGCTAGTTGAACCATGTCGGCTCTGTATTCTTTATCTGTGATTATTTCATATTTCTTTTTCATGATAAATCTCATTGAGTTGGTTCACCCGACAGGACTCGAACCTGTGACCCTCCGCTTAGAAGGCGGATGCTCTATCCAGCTGAGCTACGGATGATTGTTAAAATAACCAGTGTTTGTGGGGAGGGTGAGAAAATGCCTCAGCCTGCCCTACATGACGATAATACTTTCCGAGGAAAGCCTTACGTTCATGTTCTGTAAACGGATACGGTGGACACTGATTCCACCGACCGGCAGTAGCTTTAAAGAACAACACAGGATCTATGTCAGCCTTTAACGCGTTACATCTTTTGCAGCAATCTACGAGAATGTAACCACCGTATTTCTTGGGCCATAGATGATCAGCTGTTCGTTGAGTGCCTATATCGCGCCCTCTAACTTTGGCGCTGTGTGTCATTTTTTCATGACAATAGAAGCACTCCATTAGTTTACCTTTCTTTTTTAAACTCAAAATTTATTTTCTCAATTTGGTAGCATGTAGGTCCATGTATAACGAAGGTTATAAACACCAGAAAAACAATTAGTTTTCTTGCGTCTTTACCATCGTGCTCTGCCACCAAAAGCATAATTTTATCAATATTGTGTCTATCACCAAGAGCCTTTGGAAAGCCTTTTACACAATCTATCAATAAAAAAATAATGCCTGATCCAACCCACATAAGGCTGAACCAGGCAATGAGTTGTCCCATCAGGGATGCCATATCTAACATGGCTTAATCAACGATCGTCTCTTCATTTGGAGATACGCTTTCTAGCTCATCTCCATTGATCAGAGTAAAGCCTTCTTGGTTTTTGGCGTAATAGCCTGCAGCGCCTTTGATAGGCAACTGGCTCATGCCTGAGAATTCAAATCCTTCCGGAGCCTCTTCAGGTTTCGTAGTAAAGAACTTGATTTTCTTGGCAGAGTTATCGATAAAATAGTAACGGGCTTGGGACATGGGAGATCTCTCAGCTAGGGTTGAGCTAAGAAACTACTCTTCTGCTTGGCTATGGTCAATTCCTTTATAGAACATAGCTACGTTTGTTGCTTTGTTTGAAGCAAAAACCTGATCTCTATTTTTTGCTTCTGTTTCATTAGTCCAATACATTATTTTTCCTGCTGAATATGCATGAAGACCGTCTTTAAAATAGTGTTCTTGGAAGTCCTCATCATCTTCTCCATTAACATAACATTGAATTAGACACCCTGTGTATATTGATGAGATTTTTAATAGTTCTTCTTTAAAACCATACCATTTAAGTTTTTCAGAAGAATAAAAGAATATTTCTCTACTTAAACAATCTACTGATGATTCAAAAAACTCAAGTATTTCAAAAGAGTTTTCAAAAAAATAATCAAAAAAGGATTTGTTTAACCCGGCAGCCATTTTCTCATATTCTTCAGTGTATTCAATACTCACCTCAAACATTGAACGATAACCCATTATATATTTCCTTTAAAAAAACCGGAAGAGAGCGAACCCTCTTCCGGCAATAGTTAGTACCGATACCAAATAGTGAAAATACCATCTATCAATAGTGGGTAATCTTCAGGTGTTTTAGGAATAGCCCTGATAATGATGTCTGCAAAATCACCTTCATCGCAGACATCTTCTGAAAGCTTTTTGAGTTTGATGAAGTCTGCATCTTCAACTGTGATTGCAAAGCAATCATGATCTCCGCCGCCATCATCCCAGTTTTCATGTTGGGTTGTTAGTACCACTGTCTTGGTCATTGAGTTTCCTTTATGAGAGAGTGTAATTTGCGTTGATAATTTGATCTCCAATATCGCCTACTTTAATGAATTCTTTCTTGGATCCAGTAATTTGAGTAGCGAGATCAGATAGTATGTCACTCTTAGCTAAGCTGCTAAGAATGTGGTTGTACTGACGACGTACATCATTCCCATAATTAGGATGTGCTCTGAAGCAGTCATGAACTGCCAGCATTGGAAATGATTTAACAGGTAAAGTCATAAGCATATCATTAAGCTTATGAGCACTGATAAGGCTGATGTTGTTCTCATCAACCAGATCAATAACACGCGCCGAAAGAAAACCTGTGTTCAGGTAATTCTTCCATATCTTAGATAGAAGAATATCCTTCTGGCGTCCTTTGCCTTTAGTTGTGTCACGGCGTGTAGTACGTCGCATAGCAACGTTACACACTTCAATGAGTTTAGTTACCTGGCTCTCATCGAAGCTACAGCGTCTCATCATTTCCCTGACAATCATGCCATCAATTGAATGAACGATGTTAGGACTGAGTGATCTACCTTTAGGAGTACCCTTAGCCTGCTTTGTATAGACAGGAGTTGCACCTCCCATAAATACAATTTCAGTTACGTCTACTTCATCAACAGTCATCTCTACTTCAAAGCCATCCGGAAGTGTCCAGCTGTGCTCTGTAGCATATGGTTGCCACAAGCCTTTAAGTGACAGGTTTAATTCCCATGCACCAGGGATCTCATTTTCTATGATCTCATAAAAGAGATCTAGTGTAGGTGAGCCTTCACCAAAGAGAATCTTAGGCATAGCTGTAGAGCCATATAGAGCCGTCATGATTGCCTGTTTGAGTTCTGAGCGTGATGCTCTCAGCCTTGTTGCAGATCTGACTTTCATATCTGCAAAGAGCGTTGAGTAAGCGTCCTCACGATGACCAGTGTCGATGACACCACATCGCCTTGCTGATTTCTCACAGTTTGCAAGTACCGCCAGGATCTGAAGACCTGACGAACATGCATCCAGTGAGATTGGATAACCAATAGCTTTACCATCAAGCGTATCAGCGTATGCTTTCAAGCCTGCAAAGTAGAGTGCAGGCTTGTCAGCTGTATGAATAAGGCCAGCTAGATTGCCGGCCTTTTCTTGTTGATTAAACCAATTAATACGATCTTCAAAGTCTACCTTATCCAGGTCGACAGTTTCGCCATTAATATCTGTATCGCCATAGTTGGTAGCGATATCAATCTTCAGATACTCTAAGGCGGTGTACTCCGTGAAAGATGTCATAATCGTCCTTTCTTATGATATATTGGTAAGGGAGATCCCAGGCGTGAGACCAGCCACATGAGTAGTGGCCTAGTTCACCTGCTCTAGGGCAGTTAGCACGTTCAAGATCATCGTTGACTGAATCAAGTCCAGTAGCTTTTTTGTAGTTTTCTTTAGAGAGTGACTGAGACATAGTTCACCTTAAACAGCGGATTCGTTGCTCCATGATTTTTACTTTTTAAAAGACGTTCTAGGCCTTCTTTGGCTTGAGTAAGTTGTATTTTGCTTGGGTAGAAAGGAAGCGGATTGGCGTTAAATACGATAAAGTAACAGACTTGTTCGTGTAACTCTTTCAAAGTACTTGCTCGTATTAGTCCTTTTTCTTTTGTTATGTTTTCTTGAATCATATTTAATTTGATCCATTCCTGGAAAGGGTTCTTATCCAATATAAGCCATTCAACTATTGGATCCCCTCTCCTCATACCTGTTGTGAACACAACCATCATTTCTGGCTCTTTCTTTTAATGCCTCTTAATTTTGAAGGCGGTTACAATTGGGTTTTCAGCCATAAGGCTTCTAAGATCTTCAAGAGATTCAGTTGCGTAATCATGTGACATTCCCAAACGCTCAAGGGTTTGTTGTATGACAATAGAAAACTCAATTTCTTCGATAACATTTTTGAGATTAGCTCTGCTAATCAAAGTATGTGTCTTAGTCTTATAACTACTCATACGCTTACGGAGAATCAGACCCCCAATATCGCTTTTTCTTGGAATGAGTACTGAAGTTTCTTTTCTTTGGTTAGCGTATGATCCAGCAAACACAGTAATATTGGCTGTGTTTATGTTCGTGTAATTAGCACTGTAGTTTTTCATAAAACCATTTCCTTGTTTGCAAACTCAACAACAGCCTTGTTCCAAGGATTGCCTTGATAGTTGACATGGTAACCCTGGCAGTAAGTTCTACCGCGGCGATCGTATTTATGAGTCAGCCAGAATGTGTCTCGCAATTGAGTAAGTGCGTAGATCACGTCTTTGCTGTTTTCATCGTATCTTTCAAAAGCTCTCACTCGCTTTTGATACTCTTCATGAGTTTCATTAGGTCTTTTCTTATCTAGATCAGACCATGAGTTATCGATGAGCTCAGCTACTTGCGTATTCAGCGTGAGAGGTATCTTGTTCATGCGATCGAGATGATCCAGGCAGAGATCTGCCATCTCGTAGAACGGCTTGCTTCGGCCGGCCTTGAGTACAATCATAGATCTGGAAGCCTCTTCGCTAAGATATCCATTGGTTCTGTTGTGCTTCAGCTTCTTGGGCTGAACCACCATTGGCAAAGGATACTGAAAGCGTTCAATGTCTTTAATGACATCAGAAGTCAGTTCTAACCTGATAATAAATTCTTCCCTATCCAGGGAATAATCTACAAAATCATATTCAATCGCTAATTCCAGTGCATCACCACAAGCCTGCATCGCTTGGATATGGTTCCCACTACTGTCCATGAACTGAAAGTAGAGAGCTCCAATCAAAATCGACGCAGACGCTCGTTTATGAATTGCCATCTGAACACAGACACCAATACAGAATTCTTTACTTATCTCTGTCGGAATACCCGATGATTCATACTTTTGAATGAACTCATCACAATCAAAAGCTGCCTTGATACGTGTGTATCTCTGGTTCTTATCGAAGAGTATTTCCAACTCTTCCTGGGCTTCCACGTAAGGTGCATCAGACAATCGAGTGTCTTTCAGCACAGTATAAGCAACACTACTCTTACTAGCAAAACTAGGCTTTGCTTCGCTTTTAGACATGAATAGTTTATGCATACTCATAGTAGCACCTCATTACTTAGGATTAAGGGAGTATCTACTGAAAAGTACTCATTTTGAGTACTTTAGTATTTAGGTCAGTAGATTTTGAGTTGAACTCAGAATGGAAATACTTTGTTCAACATCTTATCAATAAGATCATGTATTTTGGTGTCTCTATCAAAATATGTATGAGTATAGCAGAAGTAGTCTACTTCACCTTTATTGTTGGTTCCTCTGGATATTGTAATCGTACCATTAGGTACTTTATTCATTATTGTTTCTATCTTGTGAGCCATATATCGATTAGTTGAATCAACTCTGGTTTTCACAGAAACATCCAGCTCGTCATTAAGAATGGCTTCGATAAAGCTCTGTTGCTTCACGGCATTCTCAAATTCACCCATACTATAGCAGATCAAGTTAAGTTTAAGTGCTACTTCTTGAGCTTCGTATGGGTTAGCAAACACCATGTATTGGCTCATGTCATTGCCAACTTCCAAGTGAAATGAAGGTCTTCTGGACATCTTGTTTCCTTTCTATTGTTACTATCTATCGGGCCGTGAGGCCCTACCCTAAGAAGGGTAGGGCCGAGAGGACCAGGCTCTAGGAGCCGAACAGCGAACGAAGAGACGCTTTCTCAGTCGCCTCAATATCGATCTTAGCTGCAGATGCAGCGTCATGATCAGTCTGCTCACGGTGAAGCTGCAAGTAGATACCCGCTTTCAGCTTACCTTCCTCCATCTTGCCAGATGCAGGTGAGTAGAGCTTGCTTTGTCCAAGCTCAAGAGTCTCTGCATCTTCATGCAGGAGATCAAGGAACGCATTGTTTGTTGCGTTAACAAGGTTAAAGTCCTCGTTAGAGGTATTCACTTTCTTGTTAGCCTTGAAGACTCGAAGCGGCCGTCCTGTGAGGATCCGGATTGGCTCTCCGCCGTCTTCCTTTACGATCACAGTGTTAACCCAAAAGTCTACTGGCTCGTTTTTGTCGTAGACAGTAGCAACATTAGAGATAGCAGCTTGTGGTGCAGATTTACGGTTCTCAGAATAGCTAGCCATGGTGTGTTCTTTCTTTCTTGGTTCCAGAGCTCGGCGGAATTGCCTTGTCTGTATTGTGTTAACAATTTTCGTCTCTGCGTGCTTCGCAGCTACGTCGATGGCCTTAGCCATCAGTTTGCGTGCTGCAAACTCAACTAACTGGCCTTTAAGGTCCTTAGGTCCTCCGTAATAGGCCATACATAAGTCCTTCCATCAAAGAGGCGCGAATGCGCCCCCACGAGAAGATCAGATCTCTGGGAATCGAGTTTCCCTCATACCAATCATATTCTTGGTACTATCACTCAGTTCTTCATACCGGGCCTTCAGGGCCTCGGTATTTTCACCATATTTGATGAGAGATTCACGTTGGAGTTCAATGAGCTGAATACGTTTCACCTCATCTTTGTACTTACCTGAGATCTTGGTCATCTCAGTCTTCCGGTGGACGACGTCATTGCCGAGATCCACTGTCATGAATACAGATTGCGCCGTATCGGCTACTGTATTCATGGTTCCACCAACGACTGTCGTCACGAGTCGAGCTGCTGGCTGCAGCACTCCTCCAACTACTGTTCCAATCACAGCACCTATTCCCATACGGGCTACATATCCAATCATCATGATTGGTTCCTTTCTTATCTTGAAATACAAAGAGTTGCGGCACGAAGAGAGGTCAAAGTCAGAGAGCAAACTCCCAACAAAGACCGCACTTCGGCCGGCACGGCCACTTAGTGTAAGAAAAGAAAGAAGACTTCCACCGACCAGGTGGAAGACATTTATAAATAAAAACCTGGCCCCTCCCCTAAGGGAGAGACCAGGCTCTGGAGACCAACGGAGGTTGGTTTATGACGACTTAGGCGACGAAGCAAAAGCCGAATTGGATGTCTGAGAGATCAGACCCAACATCGTATTGATGTTTTCACAGGTCAGAGCAAGCTCAGCGAAACGCAGCGTCATCTCCTCTACAGCACGCTCAACGCGTTGTGCTTCAGAGATGGTCTGCGTCAGTTTTGGCGTATTAAGAGCCATAGTAGTAGTCCTCCAGTTGGTGATAGTTAGGCGTTAACGGAATGCGGGAAGTAAGGTCCCGAGACACTTTCTACTGTATCAGCGAGCACAGAAGGCTCCATCACAGTCTCAACGTCAGGATAGCTGTAGCCAAAGGTGGCTTTGGCAAACACAGTCATGCAGCTGAACCCTGCCGAAGCAACGTAAAGCAATGGCACGGACAACTCCGGAAGGAGCCAGCCCATGCCAAAATGCACAAGATGTATTTCTATTGCCAACAGGAAAGTACCCAGCACGAGGGCTGAATGTTTCCTCCAATTATTCTGACGTCGGTGCTCGAGATACATCTCCAGCGATTCCGATAGCAGCCACGAAAAGATTCCAAGAGTGACAGTAAGAGCCGCTATCTGGCCAATACTCTTGTCTGCACTGGCAAAGCCAATGACAGCATAGAGTACGACAAGAGCGACCAGCGAATAAGTCGACCAAATGGTAAACTTCTTACGATCCATGGACAGTCCTCCGTAGTTACACACCGTCAGGACGACGATGCACACAGGCCGGCACGGCCACTTTCTTTCTCTGAAAAACAAATGCCCCCACCGCACACCCAAAGGGAGGCGGCGAGGGCAAAGGTTAAGTCACTTAACGGGACCAAGCATACGCGCAACGGTGTTGATAGCGTATTGCTTGGCGTAAGCGGCTTTAGGATCCTTAGTAAAGGAAGAGGTCTTCGTTTCACGAAGAGGAGTAAGTCGACCTGAAGCAACGCCAGCGTTCCAGTAATAGCGCAAACCTGCACTGAATGCAGACATGAACAAGCCTCCAGCTACGCCACCCATGACACCAGCTGTAGAGCCGATGCCTTTGAGTGCCCAGATGAAGAACAATGTTGATGTTATGTCTATTACTTTGGAGTGCTGTGCATACCAACGAACGCCCTTCGTATTGATGAGCAAGAATGTGGCAGCACAGAAGCAGACGAGGCCAAGGCCCATTGCGTCCATAAGCATGAGTAAAGTCTCCAGTTTATGAGTGATCACGTAGTCAAGCCACGCACACAGTCCGGCACGGACTCTTTTAGCGTAAGAAAAAAAACCAACCCCCAGCCCGAAGGCTGGAGGTTGGAGTTCACAAGTAGAGTTGGAGACTACACTTGGTGAACAGTGTGTCTCGAATCTTACCCTAAAGATAAGTGAGCAGTTTATCGACATGCTCAGGTACACCCGGTTCTTAATGAGCCTACGCAGGGAACCGGGAAGGTTGCGTAGCGGTAGATGTGCGACTTTACCTCGGCATAACCCGTGAGCAGGCTGGTTGTTCGAAGAACCAGTTTTCCAGGAGGCGCACCCTCCTACTCAGGCCGGCACGGCCCCTTTCTACTCTGTGAGAGCAGGAGGAGCCGAGACGACTTCAGGTTCGTAGTAGACAACGTTCACTCGCTCTTTGCCATACATGGCAGTAGCAGCAGTGATCATATGTCTTGTGCCTTTGGACTCACCGTCCCAGAATGCACACAAATGGTTAGCATGAGCAGCCATCTCGGCATTGCGCCGATAGCCTGCAGACTTACCATATTGCTTCCAATCAGGGAGAAAGCGATCAATAGGCTTATCGTGAATACGAGCCCAGCGTTCCCCAAGGGAATCAGCTCCGTTGGCTCCACCTGATACAACGATGCAATCAACGTTCTCCCACTCAGTGAGAGCCCATTTGAGCAGGTTATAATCAGTAAAGCCACGGGAACCCGCGATGATAAGTTTAGGCATAATAGCCATAAGAGTCTCCATCTTTAAATGACGCCAGAACATCTGACGACACACCGCCACGCAGTGGCTCTTTGGAAAGGAATGCTCTTCTAAGGGCTCAGGAAGCCGCTGGAGAGCATAAAAAAAGCTTGGCCACTTGTCCTCTAAGGGACAAGCAGCCAAGCTGTAGAGAGCCTTATAAGAAGTTGAACATAACCTGACCGTTAAGGTGCAGGCTTTGGTCCATTTTCTCAAAGAGAAAATCTAAATGATTTTCGTACATGTTGTTATAGTCATAGTGATCTGTCACGACGATGTCCCTGTCAGCTACCCAGGTCCAGAAACCGTCATCGTCAGGAGTGACAAAGAGCATTTCTGTTTGGTTAGAGTCAGGATCTGTGAAAAACACGATTTCTTCAAACATGAGTTTAGTCTCCATTACACAGGCATAAGTACCTGTACTCCGTCACGCAGTGACACTGATAGTAATCAGTCTTAAGTGAGTATTAAGTAATAGGAGAGAGGTTAACTAGAGTTAAGGAGTTGGGGATTTGTGGTAAAGAGCAGTATTTAATAGCACAATACTTGGTAATACTACATCTATACATAAAGTATTAGAGTAATCTTTAAGTATTAGTGACTGAGTATTTGAATTACCCAAATGAACACTATCCCATCTGTAGAAAACTTAACCCCTTCCCGTGAGGGAAGGGGAAAGTGCTAAGCAGCTTCTGCTTTAGGAGCAGGCTTCTTGACTTTGCGTGGCTTAGCCTTGACAGGCAGAGCAGCACGAGCTTCGTCAACAGACTTCTTGGCGATTATGGCGATCATAGCCCAGATACCGCTGAGAGCGACGCCGAGCGAGATGACAATGATCTTACCAAAGGTAGCCCAGGTAGCGAGAAGGAAAGCAGTGAACATGGTAGTCTCCAGTGTTAGGTACACGAGCAGGATGCAAGCATACACACCGGGGCGCAGCCCCACTTCACATAGGTAGAGCCACCGGGGGGGTTTTGGAAACGGAGTGCTCCTTAGTGTAAGAGCACTGCAACCCCTCCTACATATGATGATTTGTGTATAAAAAAATATTATGAGTTAGAAGCGTATTAAGCTCTTCATACATCACCAGGAACCTCTCATAGCTGTGCTGACAGAACCGCCTGAAGTTCTCATGCCACCGAATGGATCAATTACTTCTTTTTTTATTTCCCAGATAAGATTTCTAAGTATAGCCGCAGCAATTGCTTCATCTATACTATAGAATAGTCGTATATTGTCTTTCTTTACTCCAATTTTTAAAGCATAGAGACAAGTTACTTTATCTAATACTGGTGAATAGTACCATTCTGCTCGCCAAATAGTTCCTATTTTCTTCACCGTATAAGACATGTTACTTATAAACTTTAGTTCTTCTTCTTGAGAGATTACATTAGACATCAAGCTCTCCTTGGATGTTTTGCCATAGTTCAATGGCTCTCTTTGCTTCTTCTAGTGTCTTGGGTTCCTGACTGAACTTGGCAGCCACGCCATCTGGTCTTGTAAGTATTGTCCAGCCTTTACCTGCGCGCTCATAGTAAAGAGCTTCATATACTGGGGAGCCATTGTACTTATGGAGCGTGCGTGTTTTGAATTTACTCATGATTCTTTCCTGATTATTGACGGATACTACAAACAATAGTTATTACTGAATGTGGTGGGTTACCGCGGGAGATCTTTATGTTCTTTGAAACATATATGGATAGGAAGAAACAGTATCGTTGGAGGCTCAAAGCCGCAAACGGTAAAATTATTGCTTCTGGCGAAAGCTACAAACAACAAGCCAGCCGGGACAAAGCTATTGAACTGATGAGGCATTTGCTCGAGGTGCCAATTAAAGAAGTGAAGAATTAAATTATGGATCCTTCACTTATTCTTTCCGCAGGTGTACCAGGGGTGTTGCTTGCAGGCATCGGTTTTATCTGGCGTGAGTGGCAAGCAGACCGCCGAAAGGCCGAGGATCGCTATACTGCTGCCCTCGCAGAATCCAGAGAAGACGCAAAGGCCATGCACCAATTAGCCGCGGATCTCGGACAAGCGGCTGATGCCATTGGCCAAATAAATGTGAATGGTGGCAAGATAGATAAACTTGCAGCACAAATGTATGAGACTCTGTCATTAGTTAAAACCCTTAAAGGGATTAACTAATATGGTAGCCACACCCTTCAAATGGAGCTGCATGGGGCGGAAGCGCCGTGAAAAGCTGGATGAGAAATCAACCAAGCTCATAGAAGAAAGAGCCACTTCAAGAAAAGCTGCTCTGGCCAAAGCTGCAGATGCTGTTACTAGGTTAAATTTAGAACTTAGTAGGGCAATAAAACATGATTAATAAAGAAAATGGGTCTTTGTTTGCTGCAATAGCTGCTACAGGTTTATTGTTTTTATCAGCAAGTATGGGATCCAGAGCCATTACCATAGCCGCTTACGTTCCTATTATTTTGGCTGGCGTAATTGCAACCTTCTCATTTGCCGCTTTATCTATACGCGCGTGGGGCCAAAAACCCCCAGGAGAACTAGTTGCTTGGATCTTTGGTCATCTAACTCTTTGGTCCGTCGCGTTTACAGTAGAAGAGTTTGGCTGGTTCCTATGGCGGGTCAAAGAACCAAGTGAAGTGATTACTCTTTTTGAGTACACATTGTCCCCTGCTCTGAAAGTCATTCAAACCGTTTCAATACTCGGACTGGTACTGCTTATGTATCTGGTCCAAAGAGGCCAAGAAGGTACAAAACTTACTATCAATCTTCGTCTTTTTTGGTTGTTCAATGTGACACTGGCCAGTATCTATTTCCTAATGCTGCACTTGCTTGTTTAGGAGCTCCGGATGAGACATAACAAAAAAGACCCTAAAACAGGAAGATTTGTTAGCGTTAAGAGAAAACGTATAAACAAAAGCCTGTTTCTTTTACCTGTATTGCTTTTTTTGATTGTCTCTGCGGGCATAGTTTTTATGCTCCATCTTAGAGCAACAGAGATTACTTACATTGTGATATCCGAGCAAGAGCTTCTTGGTTCTTATGAAGCACCTGCTATAGTTGAGCAGATTGTCGAACCTGTAGTCATTAAAAAAGAAGTCCCGCGGGAACCAATAAAGATTTACCGCGGGACTTCTATTGAGATCATTGACTAATGTAGCTGAGGGCCTGCAGCCCAGGCAACTGCTAAATAGCGCTCGCTTTTAATGTCGTCCGCCAATGGAAAAGCCCCTAGAGTGTAAATCTAGGGGCTTTATATTTGTTCAGGTCGAAGGCGGCGTTCCCGCGCTAGGCAGTCAAACGCGTCATTCCGGAACCACTGGGTCCGCCGGATTTTCGGGAATCAGTTCCGAGGCCCGAAGCCCTATGAGCGTGGTAGCCTCACCTGCGAGTCCATGCCAGCCACCCGATGCAATCAGGTAGGCTGATCCCAGCAGTAGCGACAGCCCGGCCTGAGATAGCTCCTCTACCGAGCGCAGCGCTCTGAATGTATCTACCGCCTGCACAACTGGCGACCCCTGTCCCTGTGCGCGATAGATTGCCTCGGACTGATCTGCGTCAGGCTCATAGGCCAGCAGCGCGTCTCGAAACGCGGGAATAGAATTTGGGTAGGTCATCCGATTTTTCCTTTGTTGGCAGAATTATTTCTTTTGCACGGGGTGATCTGGCTGGCTGCCGCCTGAACTGCCGTTATTGGCAGGAGGCGCAGTTGCACATGCGGCTGCTAAAGTCATGATCAGTGCGGCGATTATCAGTTTCGGTTTCATAGTGTCTTGCTTTCTTGCTTCTAAATTTGTCGGATATTTCATTGTGTGGTGTCCTCACCAGTTGTAAATCCTGCGTCTACGCTTAGCCCGCGCGCGGTGGTTTAGTCAATGGCGTCAGCTTATGATTCCCAAGACAAAAACAACGGCGAAACAAACTGCACTTTTTTGCCTGCGGCATCTGTAGCCGTTGTCAGGATTGCGCCTTGCACTTCTTGGCCAACCGAACCCGTCGCCGACGCTGTTATCGACGCGGCGGTCGACGACGAAAGCGACACGTTCGGCGAGGCGGGCGCCTGCG